ATGTTAAGATTACAAATTATCAGTACAAAAAAACTTTCGAGGTTGAAAGATGATCTCCAGAAATCACAAATTGAAAATTTTTCTTTACAGTTCAAATTGCTATTGAAGAATTTGACAATTAAAAGACTTGAATTAAATAAGAAGTCAGAAATCAAATTGAAAGTTGGCGAACCGTTCAAAATTCGGGTAACACCGAGTGAAAGTAAGGGAATACAATTGGTACTTTTTAAAAATGGAATATTCTGGGCTAATGGAAATCGAGAAGTGTCAAGCTTGAATGACCTATTTCTATTTGTAGAAAATGGCAGCCTTTATAAGTCAAGTTCCGAGTATAGTTTCAAAACATGCACATTCCTTGAAATAACAGTAAAACAGTTTTTACAAACCTATTTAGTGAAATAATTAAACGACAATCAAAATGGCAAAAATTAAAGATGAAGTTTTCTACATGTCAGGAAACAAAATGAAAAAAGGAACTATTAAAGGAGTTTCAACACATGAAGGTTCAGTTTGGAGTGGGAGTAGTAAAATAACCGTTCCCGATGGACAAAAAACAGTAATATACACTATTGGAGATTACGACACTATCGAATCAGGACAAGCATTCAGTACGTCTGAAGGATTAATCAATTCATTATTAGCTCAAATTGATCCAATAATATCTTAACAATATGTCAGAAAAAGAAAAACCCGACTTTACGGTTGTAGACAAGACAACACTTGTCGATCAAACCCCTATCAAGGAATCATTCATCAGTACAAGAATGAAAATGCATCATGATTCAATAGAAGATGCAGAAGCAACGTATGAACGAGAAGCCAGATACTTTAAACGGCTTGTATCTGCATCAACAAAATTAAAGTCCGCAACCGGAATAAGCCTTTGTTCTGCATTCTTTGAAATCGCAATTACAGGGTTATCTCTTCAACCCGGAAGCAAAGCGGATGCTTTCATTGAAAGCCGAGGAACTAAAACCGGCGAAAAAAAAGAAGGTAGAGATGTCTACATCGAAGTAGCCGCATTATCTGTAAGTGCGTATGGAGAATTGAATATGCGTATCAAAGCCGGACAGATTATTAGAATGTCAAATCCGATTGTAATTTATGAAAAGGATCACTTCCAACCTCGTACTACCGGACGTGGAGAACTTACAATTGATTACGTGGCTGAAATTCCTCGTACAAGTAATGTTATCGTTGGTGTCTGGTGTGCTGTTTATCTTCCTCATAATGGGATTGATTTTAAATGGTTACTCGAAGCTGACATTAAAAGATTGATGGAATACTCAACACCAAAATATCAGGGAGGAACTGCAAATAAGCTTTACACAGCTAATAACGGACAGATTGACCCAGGATTTTTGGAAGCAAAATGTATAAAGCATGCCATGAGGGCTTATACAAAACTAAAAGTCTCCGACAACATCCAGTTCGAAAAGAGCATAGATGATATTGAAGCCGAAGAAATTGAAAACCCAAATGGATTTTCAGATAAAGAAGAAATTAAACCAGTAGTAGTCGAAAAAGAAGACGAAGAAGATAATGGAGGATTTTAATTATGGAAGAAATAGCAAAAAAAGAATCATTCGATATTGAAGCATTCACATCGTTAGTATCAACGGCCCCTGCAATACTTGCAGCGAACAAACTATCATTATCTAAGGCAATCGCACGAGGTGATGAATTGATAGCTTTAGCAGAGCTTAAAATGGATGCCACGGTAGATAAGCAATTATCCGATTATATCGTGAAGATAAACACAACGGTCAAAAACATGAATAGAGACCGTAGCCCAATAACTCAAATTCTGACAGCGGTAGCAAAGGAATTTACAACACTTGAAACGGATGTAAAAGTTCCGATTATAAAATGTCAAGCTTTTAGAGATGAATGGGCCACTAAGGTAATGAATGATCGATTAGAGGAAGAACGATTAGCAGCTTTAAAACTTGCAAAGGAACAAGAGGCTATCGAAATTGTAAGACTTTACACCGTAAAGCATGCAGAGGCTTATTCTAATTACCTTCTTAAATTCAAAACGGAGAAAAATGACTGGTTTGACAGTCTGACATTGGAAACTATTGAAACGGCAACTTTGAAAATTGCTTTATTTGATAATAACCTTTCGGACGGCACTTTCATGTTCCCTGTTGAAACTCCAACTCTTATTCATCATACCGAAGTTGAATACAATGAAATAGTTCCTACAATTTCATTGTGCTACAGTGCACTTGATAAATTCAAGGAAGATGTCTCTGAATATAAAAGAGAGTTGATTGACTTAATTCCATCTAAAAAAACACAGCTTGAAGAACTTGAAACAGCAAGACTTCTTGAAGTGAAAGCGCAGGAAGATGAAGCCGAAAGACTTAGATTAGCCAACATCGAAAAGGAAAGACTAAAGAAAGAAGCCGAGCTGGCGGATGCATCAAAGAAAAAATTATTAGATGCTCAACTTGCCGAGACTGAAAGATTAGAAGCTATCAAAAAACAGAAATTAGCCGAAGAGAAACAGAAAAGGGATGAATTGGCAGAGAAAACAGAAGCCGAAGAAAAGTTAAGGCGAAAAGAAGCCGCTGAAAAACTCGTATTAGAAGCCAAAGAGTCTCAGCAAAAATTACTTTCACAAGCTAACGTACAAGCCACTGCAAAATCAGCAAGTGCAATGGTAGATAATCAAGCAAATCTATTTACTGAGGCACCGAAAATAAAAGAGGGCTATTCAATTCAAGTTACCAACCCCGAAGCGTACTTACTTCTTATTCAGTTTTGGTTTCAGAATGAAGGTAAATTACTTTCTACCGAAAAGATTGAAAACAAGTCAATCGCTCAAATAAGAGCATTCTGCGAAAAATGGGCTGTAAAGAATGACGAGATGATCGATTCTAAATTGATTATTTACACACCGGTTTATAAAGCAAAATAATTTAAGTGTGGGTGTATCGGCAGAGAACGGTACGAGGTTCAGGATTTTCTCACCCAGACAGGACAACAAACACAGGGTTATAAACCCATACTTATTTTTCAAAACAAAAAAAATAAAACATTATGAGTACAAATTCAAGTTCTTCCTATGGTATAGGATTTCCCGGATTATTGACAATCGTTTTTATAGTTCTTAAACTTACACATTACATCGACTGGTCTTGGTGGTGGGTTACAGTTCCACTATGGGGAGGGTTAGCAATAGCATTATTGTTCATTGGACTTATGTTCATTCTTTCAATGGCAAGAAAGTAATGGATGCCTATTTTGGACGTCCTGAAGTATCAAATTCGGATTTGGGTTGGTTACTGGATCAACTCAATCCGAAGGCGAACTTTATTGACCCTACACAAGCCTACGCAGACGGCAACCTACTTGATGCAATGATTACCGAAGCTTATAAAGTAAACTATTTCAAAAGAACACGAGAAGATGTCGTTTATAAAAAATCAACATTTGACAATACAATTGAAATGAAGAAAGCTTTCTTTAGAGATGACTTCTGTCGAATGATGATGGACGGTGCCGATGCTCAAAAAATAAGTATTGCACATGATAAGCTTTATCAATGGAACGGAGTAGAATTTGTTTTAAACGTTCGATGCAAATGGGATATTTGGCGAGAAGATTGGAAATGGGGCGGTGATATAAAGAGTACGGCAACCGAAACACAAACACAGTTTGAAGCAGCTTGCAAATTCTTCAACTATGATCGTTCACGGGCGTGGTACATGGACATTGAAGGAGCTGAACGTGATGTGATAATCGGAATTTCTAAGAAGAATCACAAGGTATTTAAAATATTCATCAATCGGGATAGCGATTTCTACAAGGTTGGTAAAGAAAAATACTTGGAATTAGCATATAAACATTACTTATTCTTTGGGAAGGAGAAAGCAACATGAGAACAATCATAGAGAAAGAAACCCTCTTCTACATTTCATTCGATTTTGACCGAAAGATAACTAGCGCAGCTAAGAAACTTCCCAACGCAGAGTATAATACAAAATACAAACGTTGGGAAGTTTCTATTAAACACCATGAACAAGTATTTAATTTTGGACAAAACTTTGGCTTTGATCTTCCAGATGGTAAATCAAAACGAAATGTATTCAGCGTTCCAGTAGAACTTCCAGAACTGACACAAAATATTGACTTACTTCTTAAACCTTATGCGTATCAGGAGCCGGCAATAGCTTACGGGATTGAAAAAGGGAGTTGTATAAATGGTGATGCTCCTGGTTGTGGTAAGACAATGGAAGCTTTAGCAACTGTAATTGCATTAGGGCTTTTCCCGTGTTTGATTATTCCTCCGGCAAATTTAAAGGACAATTGGGAAGAAGAAGTAGCATTGTGGACTGATAAACACAAGGCTCTTATTCTTACAAATTCTACCAAGCATACGTGGCCCGTATTTAATCAAATGGGAATGTATGACATATTCATTGTCAACTATGAATCTTTAAAGAAGTATTTCGTAGTAAGATTAAATAAAGATAGAAGGAACTGGACAGTAAAAGATGTAGTTTTTCACCCCAACATTAAGAATTTCAAATCGGTGATTGTAGATGAAAGTCATAGAATTAAAGACCCTTCGACAATTCAAAGTAAATTGGTATACGGGATTTGTACACAACCGACAGTAGAATTTGTAAATGCTCTATCAGGCACCCCAATTATAAATAAACCAATTGACCTCCTACCCCAATTAGCCATTACAAATAATCTTCGACACTTCGGAACAATAAAGAACTTCCGCGAGATGTGCGCTGATAATGAACGCTGGCCGGAGATAAATTCTATCCTTAGAGCTAATTGCTATTTCAGGAGAGAAAAGAAAGATGTCCTAACGGACTTACCAGACCTTACACGACAGAAAATATTTTGCTCAATAACTAATCAATCTGAATACGATGCAGCAATGGCCGACCTCGAAACATACCTCCGAGATTGGAAACAGGCATCAAATTCTCAAATAGCCAAATCAATGAAAGGTAAGGTTATGGTTCAGATTGGAGTATTGAAGAATATTTCTGCAAGAGGTAAAATATATGATGCATGCCAATACATTGACGATGTACTTGAAAGTGGTGAAAAAATAGTTGTGTTCATTTACTTACATGAGGTAGCAGATGAATTAAAGATACGCTATCCAAAGGCTTTATTCTATACAGGAACACAAACTGATAAAGAAAAAGCAAAAGCGAAACATGATTTTCAAAAATGTACGGTATGTGACAAGAAGTTTGAACGGCATGAAGGTTCAGATCATGAATTTGCACCGTCAGAACATCAACTAATGTTCATCAGCTATAAAAGTGGTGGTGTCGGTATTACTCTTACGGCAGCTTCTATTTGTGCACACTTAGAATTACCATGGACGGCAGCCGATGTCGAACAAGATGAAAGCCGGGAACATAGAAACTCTCAAAAAAACGCAGTTCAATCAGCTTTCTTTATTGGACGAAACACGATAGATGAACAACACTACCAAGCTATTTTAGACAAAAGGGAAATGAGTTCAGCATGTACCGGAGCTATTGACGATGCAGAAGAAACAACCTACAATTCAATCATTAATCTATTAAATCATGGCAAAAACACTATTTGAAGAAGACGAAATTCCAAAGAAGAAAAAGCGAAATCCATATCATGGTAATACTGGAAAATTCGCTCCTAAGCTTGTAGCTGAAAAAGAACAAGCTCAACGTGAAGCTATCGGAAGTAGAAACAGGTGCGATTATCTGACTTCTGTAATCTCAGGCTTAAGAATTCAATTGAGACAAAAGGATGAATATATTATCAAAATAAAAACAATTAATTAAATTTTAAAACAACAAATTATTATGGCTAAAGCAGCAGTATTTGACAAACAATTGGGACAGGAAATAGCTGATCCTATTGAAAGAATTAATTTTTTAAGAGCTAACGCAGACGGAACGGAGACAATGGATTACATGAAACGCTTCGATCCTGAAACAGTAGCTAAACTGAAAAATGATCTTTCAGACACTTCAATTATTATTAATGACATTGAAATCGAAAAGAAGGAAGCTGCAAGTGCTTACGCGGATCGATTGAAGCCTTTGAATGTTGAAAGAAAATTACTTCTTCTCAATATCAAACAAAAGGCCGAACTAGTTACCGAAAGCTGTTTCAAATTTTTGAATGAAGAAGCACGAATGGCTTGCTTTTATAATTCTGAAGGTGATTTAGTTTCTTTTCGGCCTATGACACAAGATGAATATCAAAAAACAATTCCGTTTGCTGACCGTCAGGCAGTTTAATTATTAATTTTCAAAACAAACAAAAAAAATGGACAACGAAAAGTTGCAAGTAGTATTCCCAGAAGGCTCAACAGTAGCCGAGTTAGTAATCCGCGAAGGTGAATCGCAAAACATATTGGACTTAAAACCTCCGGTAAAAGTGAACTTATCAGGAGTAATTGGATCACCGTATGAGTTTTTACAACGAAGAATTAACAGAGGACAGTTTGAAATTGACCGATGTGTTCTTATTGTTGATCGGGAGGATGTTTCAATGCTTCTTATCATCAATGATAATGATGAATACCTGAAAGGTTCCGTATTAGGCCAATTGACAAAGCATCCAAAGTTTACAGAATTCGGTATAAACTCCGGCAAGAGTTGGGATGTAAATGAATTGGGCCAGTTTCTAAAAATGAATAAAGTTTTCTTCTCCGACAAGACAGCAAACATGACCCTTGTTGCTCAATTAAAAAACTTTGTTGCTGACATTGCTGTAAAAGCTGAAAAAGAAAAAAACGAAAATGGTTCTTTTAAAGATAATTACAGCGGACTTGTAACAACAAATTTGCCTGGATCATTCTTGGTGAACTTGCCAATTTTCAAAGGAGTTCCCGCTGAACAATTGGAAGTTGAATTTTACTGTTCCGTAAATGGAAGAAGCATTGAATTGCAATTATTCTCCCCCGGTGCTGTACAATTACTTGAAGAAATGCGAGATGAAGTAATCGATGAACAAATTAAACTATTCCGCGAGCTCGCACCGGATATAGCAATTATCGAAAAATAACAGATAAGGGATTCAAAGAAGCTAATGCTCACAAAGGACTTTGAATCCCTTTATTTTCTTTATGATCCTGACCGATTCTTTAGGAACTAACTAATTAAAATAAAATGAGTAAAACTATTGAAGTAACAGACGAGATGTATGATTCACTAATGGAGTTATCGAAAGAGATGACATCTCAAGATATGTTGGGAACTAGAATGCCTCACATGTTCCAAATTGAAACTACTAAAGAAGTAGCGGCTTACGAAGGAAATGGCACTGAAACATGGGTAGATGGTGATGGAAGTGAATTGAGAACTGATGAAGATATAAAAGAATACATTATAAATCATCATTTAGAAAACGATTCAGAACTATTTTATTTAGATGGAGATGAAGCTGTATGTGAAGCCACTTTCTTATTTGACCAAATGGATGAAGGTGATATTGAAGCATGGCTAGAGGAACATGGATATAGAAGAGTTGAGGTAACTACAATTAAAAAATACGAGAATACTTTCTTCACCGCAAAAGCCTGCAAATTGCACATATCTAAAAACGGCTATCATTACGACAACCCTCGGTGCTATTTAAACCATGCGTTTAGAAATCCTGAAATGGAATTAGTATCAACATTTCTCTGTGAATTGAGCGGAGGCAAACTTTATGTGTAATGCTAACCCAAATAACCCCTTTTAGGGAGCTACTTACCGAATGTAAAGCTATTGACGAGTTTATGAACGTAACTATGTCAGAAGACCCAAACGAAGCTGTAGAGAGAGGAAACACTCTAATCACATACATTGCTCGAACAGGGAAGATGCTTGCTGACGCGAAGTATCATAAAAATTCAAAGATGGAGTGTGAAACGATAAAAATTATCGAGAAAATTCTTGATAAAAAGTATTCGGCAGGTATTCAAAATGCTCTTATAAAATCAGTAGCTAAAGAAGAACAGTATTTAGTAGACTGGTGCGACAGATTGAACGCAACGGCAACTCACCAAACAGAATGGTGTAGAACTGTAATCAGTAAGGCAAAAGCCGAATTAAACGCGAGGATATGAAACCAGAAACAGAATTGAGTATTTATGACCTTATGAAGGATTGGTTCAACTTCTGTTACGATAATCCCGAACTTATCAATCCGAATCATTCCGCTATGTATTTCTTCATTTTACAACATTGCAATGCATTGGGATGGAAAAGAAAGTTCGGGCTTCCTAGGCAGATGGCAATGGATGCTATAGGCATAAGGAACTATAAAACATTTTCAAATACATTTAAAGATTTGATTAGTTGGGGATTTATTTTGCTACTCCAAAAAAGCGAAAATCAATATTCTGCTAATGTTATTGGCTTGGTAAAAAATACCAAACCAACATCCAAAGCGCTATCTAAGGCTAGTACTAGATATGGTAAAAAATACCAAACCACTGCCTCCGACACTGCCCTCACCACTACGCTAAGCACTGCCCCCGGCACTGCCTCCAACATTGTATGTATAGATATACCTATTACTAATACTACTAATATACAAGAGAGAGAAGAAGAAAAAATACCTCTCCCACTTTTTTTACTTGATATTCCAGAAGTAGAAGAATTTCTAAAGTCAGAGGAACAATGGAAAGAAGTTATTTGCATGCAAAATAAATTGGTTCCTGAACAAGTCGATAAACTTATTGAGGATTTTGTGGAAGTTTTAAAAGGGCGTGGCGAAACTTCAAAAACTCCGAATGATGCAAAAGGTCATTTTTACAATTGGTATAATTTAGAGAAACAAAAAAAATCGTATGGAAAGAAATTTGAAACAATTAGTAACGAAACAGAAATTGCCAACTCAATCGCTGGAAATGTTGCCAGAATTGCAGCAAAAGACATTGCAGGTACGAACTGATTTAGGATCGTATGGTGAGTTTGTAAAAAGATTCAATCCAAATATTCAAAATACCATTGCAAATCGTAGAGCTGGGTTTGTAGAATGCAAATACATGAAATATCCTTCTTTGGCATTGCTCGGACATACATACGGGAATGATGGTGTTGTAGAATGGTTAAAAATTCAATTCTTTGACTTAAACAAATTCGTTGGAGTAAAAGAAAAAATGTCCGAAGATCAAATAACTCAATCTGCTAATTTATTCTATTGTGATTGCTATTCTCTAAACATAGCCGAAGTTGCTTTATTCTTCCTCAGTTATAAACTAGGAAAGTTTGGAGAGTTTTACGGAATTGTTGATCCACTAAAAATAATGACAGCAAAAAATAAATTTCTATCTGATAGAATATTGGCTCTAAACAGGAACAGAGATAAAGTTCAACAGGAAGAAGAAAATAGAAATAGAGATAATAGAGAGTTGATAATAAACGGCTATTCTAAATACCTAGCCGAAAAAAGAAAAAGGATTTTTCAAATAAAGAAAAAACGAAAACGCTATGAATGGAAAAATAGAAAAGGAATTAGACCGGGTGTTTAGTCTTTATATCCGAAAAAAGAAATCAGTTGATGGCTATTGTAATTGCATTGTATGTGGAGCACCTTACCCACCCTCGCAAATAGACAATGGCCATTGTTTTAAACGCGGTAACCATGCGGTACGATGGAATGAAAATGATTGTTGGCCTCAATGTAAAAACTGCAACCAGTATACAAATACAGATGATCAATTCAAAGAAGCTCTAATAAAGAAAATCGGGATAGTGAAATTTGAAGAACTAGAGAGATTGAGCCGTACAACCTACAAGATGTCAGATGTAGACGGTAGAGAGATGATTTCTTACTTCAAAAAGAAAATCAAGAGATTAGAATTAAATTAGAAAAAAATGAGAATTAAATTAGAATCAACCTTTAATAGGTCGATTTTTTACATGGGAAAATATGAATTTATTATATGTTGATTTGTTTTGCGGTGCCGGGGGAACTTCCACGGGTGTTGAGAGTGCAAAAATCAGAAGAGAACGATGTGCTAAGGTTATTGCGTGTGTAAATCACGACAAAAATGCAATTGCTTCTCACGAAGAAAACCATCCGGATGCATTACATTTTACTGAGGATATAAGAACGCTTGATTTATCAAAGCTTATTGCACATGTCCAATTTATGAGAACGCTTTACCCAACTGCAAAACTTGTTCTTTGGGCCAGTTTGGAATGTACAAATTTCAGCAAGGCAAAAGGAGGGCAACCAAGGGACGGTGATAGTCGAACATTAGCAGAGCATCTTTTCAGATACATTGAAGCTCTTAACCCTGATTACATCCATATTGAAAATGTAGAGGAATTCATGAGTTGGGGAGAGCTTGATGAAAATGGTAAACCAGTAAGCAAAACTAAAGGAAAGGACTACACCAGATGGATGAAGCAAGTATGCTCTCATGGATATGAAAGTGATTTCAGAATTTTAAACTCAGCTGATTTTGGTGCTTATACATCAAGAAAAAGACTTTTCATTCAATTCGCAAAGTCCGGTCTTCCTATATCATGGCCAGAGCCGACACATTGTAAAGGAGGTTCTACAGGAATGTTTGCTTTCAAAAAATGGAAGCCGGTTAAGGATGTACTTGACTTTACAGATGAGGGTGTTTCAATTTTTACCAGAAAGAAAGATTTATCCGAAAAAACACTTGAACGGATTTATGCGGGACTGATTAAGTTCGTAGCCGGTGGAAAAGACAAATGGATTTTGAAATACAATTCCACGAATGGAAAAACTGGAAAACATAATCCACCGTCAATTGATGAACCGTGTCCGGTTGTAAGCTGTCAGAATAGATTAGGAATAGTTACCGCTAATTTTATTTCAAAGTATTATTCCGGTCACCCTGATAGCAAAAATGTTTCGGTTGATGAACCTGCTGGAGTTATCACCACTAAAGATCACCACTCACTTATAAAATGTGATTTCCTTTCAGCTTACTATGGAAATGGCGACAATGTTAGTTCTGTGAATAATCCAAGTCCAACCGTAACCACAAAAGACAGATTGGCTTTAGTTTCTCCACGGTTTATTGACCAACAATTTGGACAGTCAAAGCCTGCATCAGTTGAAAAACCATGCGGTGCATTAACTTCAAATCCAAAGTATAACCTGGTAACATGCAATAGATTTATTATGAATCAGTATTCAGGTGGTGGTCAACATTCAGACGTAAATAATCCGTGTCCTGCTGTTTTATCGACTCCAAAGCAGAATCTAATTACACTGAAACCTTGGATAATGAATACGAACTTCAATAACGTTGGTAGTTCGATTGACGAACCCTCACAAGTGATCACCGCTAACAGAAAGTGGCATTACCTGATGAATCCACAATTCGGGAACCAGGTAAAATCAATTGAAGAACCAAGTTTTACGCTCATTGCAAGAATGGATAAAGCACCTCCTTATTTGGTGATTGCCGAAAATGGTAATGTATCTATCCGGATAGATACAGATGATTCTGAATTTACCGTAAAAATCAAAGAATTCATGTCAATCTATGGTATTGTTGATATTAAAATGAGAATGTTGAAAATACCTGAACTAAAATTGATAATGGGTTTTCCAAAAGATTACAAGTTAATCGGAACACAGGCAGAGCAAAAGAAATACATTGGAAATGCCGTGGAGGTAACAATGGCTAGAGTTCTCTGTGAAGCAGTTTCAGCTAAACTGATAGAACAAATGAGAATAGCAGTATAATAATTATCAATAATAAAGCCTTCCGGTGAATAGGTAAACCGGTCAATAATATGGAACATACAAAAGGAGAATGGAAAATTAGCCCCAAAGATGGTGGTAATATAAAAATATGGGCAATAGGAACTCCAAAGATTGCGATAATTCCAGATAGAGACGTTTCGTTTAACGAGCAAATTTCGAACGCAAAACTAATCGCTGCATCGCCTAAAATGCTTGAAGCATTACTAAAAACTAAAGAATTAATTGGTTTTTGGCATACTAAAAAAGAAGTACCCACACAAGAAACATATGAGTTTATTGAAAATGCAATCAAAAAAGCAACCGAATAATATGGCACACACTAAAGGAAATTGGTTTGTACAGGGTGATAAATACCCAACTATCCAAAGTAGACATAACGGAGATGGGATTAAGACATATCCAACTATCGCAACTGTGAATTCAACATTTATTGAATATGAAGAATATCGTGCAAACGCAAAACTTATAGCCGCAGCGCCTGAATTATTAGAAGCATTAATTGATATGGTTAACTCCGTACTTGATGACACAGGTAATGCTGAACATCATAAAGTAATAGCTCTTAGAAACGCAAAACAAACAATCAAAAAAGCAACCGAATAATATGGCACATACTAAAGGAAATTGGTACACAGTTGTAAGACCGTCAGAAAGAAAAATTCATATTGGAGCCGATAAAAGCCATTACATAGCTGAAATATTATCTTACGATATGGATTTTTAAGAATCAGAATCCAACGCAAAACTAATTGCTGCTGCCCCTGAATTATTGGAAGCATGTATAAAAGCATTAGAACGGCATCAAGGAGGACATTCTGAAATAGGTTTTATTTTAAGGGACGTAATCAAAAAAGCAACAGAATAATATGAAAATAATAGTATCAACAAAAGCATTTTCTAAGTGTATCGAAGCGGCTATTTTAGATAACTGCAAGAACATTGCTATAACTCCTTCTAAAAAGGAAATTCGTTTTGTCTGCGAGCATAACAACTTAGAATTAGAAATTGAATTAAACCCACGTGAATGTATAATAGCTTATACTTTCAATCCGATTCAAATGTACAAACTAATGGTATTTATTAACTTGTTATTGGATCAACCGATAGTAATTGATTTCTACCAACGTACAGAAACTGAAGTTTCAATTGAATTAACCCAATTCGTACATAAATTTTAAACAGATATGAAGAATAAATCAGGGATAAAAGTTAATGATTTTATCACTTTTAGTGAAGAAAAATTACCTTATATGGTAAAAGCAGTTAAGGGAAAATTTGCGATTTGTACACGTAAATTAGATAAAAAAGAAGATGATAATTTACTACAATACAAAGTAGATATGGATGCTTATTGCACAAAAAAACAAGCATTTGATGATCTAAAAAATGAAGTAGTTTATACAATCATTGATTTTGAACGCATGAAACGAGGTAGGAACGACTTTATATTCAATCCATATGATTACAAAGATCAAGAAGATATTGATAAATGCATGTTAAATCTACTTTCTGGTAAATGCAAACTATCCAAAAGGAATGAAATAGAACTTACTCATTTTAATATTGATAGAAATATTTCATCTAAGAAAATCAAAACGCACGTTCTTTGGGTTTCTCCACGATTCCCGCACGATCACCCAAGAAAAGGAGAACCAACCTATTTTGTTGAAAAAATACTTATTGGACTTCACGGTGAAGTCAAGTTCAAACACCAACATGATAGTAAATTTATTGGACTTGATCCTAAGCTTCACACCTGCCGAGAAAATTACGAAGGGTGGAAACGAAAGATTGACGAAGTAAACCGCGGTGAGGCTATTCTTTCACTCCGAATGTGGTCGGAAAGTCCTTACAACCGATTACACGACGGTAGTCATCCGGTTGAGATTGCCCGGTTTGATAAGGATTCAGGGATTGGAGTACAAAAGCTTAATCTTTCTGATATCATGATACATGGAGCTTTAAAAAACAACGATGTTGCTTTAACTGACTCTAATGGTAATGGTGGTTTATCGTTGTCAACCATTGCGCATAATGACGGCTTATCTCTTCCAGACTTTAAAGCTTGGTTTCGTAAAGCAGACTTATCGAAACCGATTGCAATAATTCACTTCACTAAATTTAGATATTGACATGTTAAAAGTAGATTTTAGTTTAATTCCATACAAGGAGGTGATTTGTTGGGGACTCGGAAATCACGCAGTAGGACTTAATTGTATTGCCAGTTTTAAAATTGGAGAACAGACCGAAGCGCAGACCGAAGAAGAAAAAAAGGACTACGAAGAAGCAAAAAGAATATATGACGAATATATCAATAAAGGTCAAAAATTCTTTCCCACAAATGGGAACAAAGAAATAATATCAAGGATTACCTTCTTGAACTTTGAAACCGGATCGGTAAGTTGGAAACAATGCAATTTAGTAGAATATGTTGAGAAACATGGAGAATCTTTCATAACACCGTTGAAACCTGCAAAAGGTAAGTTTTCAATCAATGCTATGATTTATCTTTTTAAATCACAAGAATTAACACCAATAGAATGAAGAATATAGCAGAACATACCTTTACGCAAATGTGTGACAAGAAGTTTGGAACAAATTTAAAAAGTAGATTCTTTAAACTTAAAGAAGAATTCGAGGAACTAGAAGAAGCATTAAATGAATATTTAGAGATACCCTCATTTGGACAATCGGAACAACGATTAGCCCATTTGAAAGATGAAACAAGTGATCTATATTCTGTCCTAAGTCATTTCGCTCACCTTCTTGGGCTTTATCAGGCTGAATTGTTAGAGATGTCAGAAGACAAGGTAAAAGGTCGTGAGATCGACCCAAACTACAAAAGAGAAAGGCCGAAATGCCTAGACTAAATGTAAAACCCCTATCAGTAAATGAGGTTTGGAGAGGAAAACGATATAAAACGGATGAGTATTGTGCTTATCAAACGAAACTTCTTTGGATACTACCAAAAATAAAGCTCCCTCCTCCCCCTTATGAGATTCATCTAAAATTTGGCTTTAGCTCTCCTTTGGCCGACTGGGATAACCCAGTAAAACCATTACAAGACATTCTCAGTAAAAAGTACGGATTCAACGATAAGCTAATTAGAAGAGCTGTTGTTGATACCGAACTTGTAGAAAAGGGAAACGAGTATTTTGAATTCGAACTAATAACTCTAAATAGATGAAAGCCACTATAATTATTAAGCAGATATATGACGATGGAGAGATACACACTTTAGAACTATTCCAGTATAGAAGTGCATTTGTACTGCACAAACATGTACTAACAGAGAACAATGCTATTGCAGGGTTATATCAAAAGTCTCGAAAGTTTTGGACTAAGTGGTATTGCAGGCAGGAATTGGTAATTACTAAAGAAGAATACTGCATTTTAGTAAATATGTACAAAGACAAATCAAATAAAACGTATGAAAACAATTAATGATATTCTAAACCTTGCAGAAAACATCTGCAAGGTTCCCGGTGAAGACCAGTCTCAATCTGATAAGAATAAGTTGAGAATTGCTTCAAGGTTCGCCATAGATGCAGTTCAAAGATGGATTTCGGTAACCGAACGATTACCTCAGCCAGATATTAAAGTATTCGTTGAATATGAAATTGTTCCAGAATGCACCGATTTTACTGCATTGGAATTATCTGATGAGGAAGTTTGGCATGATAACGGTAACGATTTTAAATTTAAAGTTATAAAATGGAGACCTATAAACTATAAATAACATGTGTACACGCGAATATCAATCAGAAATGACCGGAATAGCCGAGGATGAACTATTTGGAGAGTCCAGAAAGATGGAGGTTAGAATAAAAAGGAATCTATGTATTGAATGCTTACGTAAATCAGGCATGACATTGAATCAAATAGGACAAGTGTTCAACCGGGACCATGCAACAGTAATTAATAGTCTAGTTATTATTGATGCTCTTCGATCTACTAATGATGAAAAGTTCAAACAAATAGAGTCTGATCATAAATGTTTTAGTGTCAAGGATTAGCTTTTGATTTGTAGTCGTTTATTTTTGCGAATAAACGACTATGTCAATCAGAACTCAAATCCCAATTACAGGGATAACAACTTCGTCCGCCTATCCAGATGGAGACTGTATGTCCTTAGTAAACCTTCGAAAGAAAAACGGAGCTTTAAAGCCGGTTACTCCAAGACAGATAACAAAACAGCTAAATAATTATTATGATGTCTTGTTTGTGCACAACCTTCCTAGTACTGGTGAAAATTGGATCGGAATAAGAAACAACAATGTGTATTTCTTCACCGATTCAACGGAAACATTAGTTTGCGCCGTATCTAGTATTCCGACAATAACCCAAATTGGTAACATTTTAAATATACTTGACTCTACTGGATTCAAATACATTATGTGGTATGATAACTCGTATAGATTAATTTCTACAAATTACGATGGACTTCAGACAGATAATGTTATTACTCCTATTGGAGAAGTAGATTTAAGAGTAACTGGAGTTATGGGGGACACCGGATATTTGGGTACAGCAGGAAAGAGAGAAGTAAGACTTTATAAGAGTGATACAACGTTTGGATATTCGAGTACGGGTGATTCTGATTCGTCAACAAACCGTCAGTTAAGAGCTGATTCTACAAATGGATTGATGAATAAAGCTATTAGTTTGCTTCAAGCAGAAGGTAAACTCACCGGATTCTTTTTTGCATGTACGGCTGTTGAACTATATGATGGTTCTTACATTCTTCAATCAAATCCTGTTTTATGTGGTGAAGCATGGGATGAAAAAACACGGTATTCGGAATTAATTGCTGATAGTCAAACTTTTGATTATAAGTCAAAACAAGCCATATTTTGGCCAATAGTAGATGGAGGATCAATTTTAAATGGATGTGATCTTGTCATTGATGGAATTAATCTTAAGATAGAACATGGAGATGGTACTTATACAACCATAACGCCAGAAGATGATGGAAGTTTTAAAGCGGGTCTTGGAGGCTCTTATGCTTTTGTTCCAGCTTCAACAAATAAAGTAGCTACAGAGTTAGACTATATACCCAATTTGATGGGGTATTATGATAAGAGATATTCAGATGGGAATGTAATAGCAAAGCCAACATGGATGTGGGCTTCTTATAATAAACTTCAATTTAAGATAAACCAAAATATTGATAAGTCTTTTGAACCTCTTATTAAATCAATATCAGTTTTTATAACTCCTTCTACCCAACTTTATAAAGTATCTGGAAAATCATCATTTATTGAACAATCCAGATATATGGACTCTAGTAATTCAAATTACTGTGCAGAGAATCATTTTCCCGTAATCAAGACTAATGCGGAACTTAAAACAGATATAGAAACACTTACAGAGTTTTATAAGGTACATGAAATTACATTTGATGAAATAGTTTCAGGCGATTGGATTGATATTGATTTGAAGGATAAACTCGGAGATTCTCTTATAAATTTAGAATTACTTCCTGTTGATAATTTTACACATCATGCCTTAGTTCCGAAAAAGCAGATGGTTTATAATTCAAGACTTCATGCCATTGACTATAAAACATTGTTTTCTCGCGGATTCCCACTAAATTATTTACAAGCTAAACAAGGAGCTGGACAGTTTTTAGCTACTTCTGTAACCCCAAATAGTGCTACTTTCATGTATTACATTGAAGTTTCAATAAAAACGACTATCGGAATATCAAAAGTAGTTAGATATAGCACTGATTTAAGTTCATTCACGGATTTAGGGATGCTTAGTTACCCGGATTCGAGAGCAACTGAAATGACTATATATCAGTTTTACAATAACTATACTGGTTCGTTCTATGCGAAGCAAACATTCAAACTAACATCAAGTGACTATCAGAATTATTCATACTACATACCGGATGATTTAAAACCAATACCTTTTACTTCTTTTACTTCTGGAGCAATTGAGAATGTGCCATCTGAGGTTCAACGGGAAGATATTTATCGTAATGGGATGAAAGTGTCTAAGCTAAATAATCCTTTCGACTTCCTTTCTATAAATACTTATTTAGTGGGCTCAGGGTTTATAAGAAATGCCAGGTCAAATGCAATGCGTACAAGCGATGGACAATTTGGCCAATATCCTATGTATGTATTAACCTCTGAGAACGTGTACGCATTAAATGTAGGGTCCGGGGATGTGGTCTATTCTAATGAAACTCCAATAAGCAATGAGACTCCAATTTCAGACATTATTTGTTCAACACCTTTTGGGGTTGTTTTTATTGGAAAACGTGGTTTATTTATTATAAATGGTCAGCAGGTAGATTCCTTAACTCCAAAGTTAGAACAAGAGCCAACACCTTACAATATTACATTGCCATCTATAACAAGCGTTCCAACTATTTCAGGACTGAAGACATGGAACGAATGGTTCTCTACCTACTTGGAAACCATAACAGATATTATTTACGACAATCTTAATAATGAGATAATAATTGTAAATTCTTCTATGGATTATAATTTCGTTCTGAATATTGATACAAGGGAAATGTATCAGTCAACAGAGAAGATTGATAAAGTGGTTGGAGGTGTTTATCCTGAATTATTAGTCACTGAAACAACGGATCATACTTACTTGAAGGATTACTCACTTCCTAAGACAACTACCCTAGTAAATGTTACCACATACGATAAGGCTAATGTATCAATCGTAACGAGACCATTCAATTTTTCAACACCAGATAAAAAGAAATTGGATAGGCTAATACTTCGTGCAAGGCTCATAGGGGCTAAGAATATGATAGCAATGAACCATTGTTCCAATGATGGTATAAACTTCGTGCCAGTACAAGGAATGACGTTTAATTCGGGAAACTATAAAGATATTGACTTGGGATTAATGACACAGAACAAACATAGGCAATTTATTTACTGTTTCGCGGCAGCTTTAGACGAACAAAGCGAAATATCGCAAATAGAAGCCGAAGCCGAAGTAGAATATAATAATGAAAAAATGAGATAAGATTATCAATTTAAAAACAACAAAATGAAAGTAACAATTTATGTTCCCACTGAAGTGGAGATTAAGACAGTAAGAGTAGAAATAGCCGTAAGGTATGGTGAAGAAGACATTCCAAATGACTTCCCATTTAGAGTTGGTGACATGTGGATCGCAACTATTGATATTGATAAAGGAAAGATCATTGATTGGCCACAGGGGAAAACCGGATCATTCTGTATGAAGATATGTGATGAAGGATCGTATTTCTTACAGGATGTAGAAGGGAAAGAAGTCTTATCAATCGAAAGTAACTATGTGCCTAACGCTTTACTTCCGGGTGAGTATGGTGATTATTTAGAGTTGGACATTGATGAAACCGGAACGATCACAAACTGGTTAGAAGATGCAGACCTTTCCGATTTTCTACCAGAAGAGGATTAGAATTGATTAAAATAATAAGTAAACCCCTTGCATTAAATTGTAGGGGGTTTTCGTTTATGGTTAATCATAGTTAAATATGTATCGTAATAAGGATACATTTCATGTATAACTACTACATTTGTGAAGTAAAAAACAATCAAAAAAATAAAGAGTATGAATACACCAACAACTTCAGACCTTCGGGCTTTAAAGAGGATAAATAGAACTGCTAATGAAGTCCTCAAACAATACGTAGGACTTACTGATGAAACAAAACAGTTTATAGAAGAAAATTTCGAGTCTGATAATTTACTTCAGTTTAAAGATGTAACAGGAAAGGCATTAGCTGATCTAAAGAAATTGAGAGAAACAAATAATCATTGTTATAAGTCACGAAAAAATAACCCAGAATGGTATGAACGATAGAGAGCGCATTGGAAAGAAGATTTCAAAACTCAGGAAACAAAAACATCTTACACAGTTAGAACTTGCTAATCTATCAGGAGTAACAAGAGTAGATTTAAACAGAATAGAAAACGCGAAGTATTCCCCCGGACTTGATGTTCTTGTTCGGATTGCAAAAGAATTGGATAGTAAAATAGACATAATAAAATCGGAACCATGAACGATAAAGAGAAAGCAAATTTCAATAAGATGCGCACCGCATTGCTTCAGATCACAAAGTACCAAACACTAAATCAGTTGAGAAAAGAGGGAGAAGATCGGACGTATGGCATAGGCTATGAGGAAACACTTGAAATGAGTTACGAGAACATTAAAGAAACAGCGAAGGTGGCCGCAAAAGGTATTAAAGCAATAGCGTAAACCAGTTGCCAAACATTTAAAACATAACATTATGAAATCACCTGAAGAAATTCTTACTTATCAAGAACAATGTATGTTAGAAGCTAAATTAGAAGCTGTATCAGAAAGGCATTTAGATTCTGACGAAGATGTATTAGAAGCTGCTCTAAAAGAAGCCTCTGATGAATTTATGAATGAAATTATCAGATCAAATAGTAAATTCATTAGCGTAAATATCTATGAAGAGCTATTTACTCCAGAAGAATTCTCAAAGTATGCAAACCTTATGCAATCAATCAATGCTTATGATTATGAAGAAAATGATCCTGAACTCTTGGAGTATGAAAAACAGATTGAAGTTTTAAACGAAATTTTGGACGAAAGATGTTCAAAGTGGAGCAGCGACAATTATTTTATAAATAAGGCTGAACGTGAAGATTTGGAAGAACCTTGGATTCTTTATGTCAAAGACAATGAAACAGGTGTTACCATAGATGTAGAGGATACATTTAAAACTTCATTGGAAGCATGTGAAAGAGGATTACAACTTGAAAAACAAATACAATAATGTAACTTCAGTTTGGATACAAACTAATAAAAAGCCAATCATTAATTTGACTGGCTTTTTTTTGTCTCCACCCTGTGACAGAAGTAGACTAATGTATTATAATTAAAACAGATATGAATGCGTTAAATTATTCATCTCTATTAGGGAATAAACGCTTCATGAACTCGGTGTGGAACTTGTCTTCTTCCTTCTTGGCGATAGGATCAACAGGCTTTGGAATTATCATCTTACATAGCTCAATGTATATTCTTGCCTGATCTGTTTTATTAGTGATAGCAGAAACAGTTTTTTTGAAATCATCAAACCCCTCCCCTATGTAATCAGCTATCTTTTGCTTTACATCAACAGTTAGTTTATTCTTTGTTCCTTTCGGTTTTCCTTTGGGATTATTAGTTTGACCTTTCTTCAATCCCCCCTTATTTACAGTTTTCTTTTCAGTTTCCATGGCTTTGATAAATTCAAATAAATGCAAAGCTAAATGTTTATTTCATTCATACATCCCTCTCATACTCATTACTTATGCACAATGGCTCATTATTTAGCGTCAAGTGGTAAGATTTGAACCTGTTTAGTCTTAATTTGTAAATTAAAATATACAATTATGGGATTATTAGATTCATTAGTGCCGGGACTAGGCACAGCGGTCGGTCTAGGTGAAAGTATTTACGGAGGTATAAAGGCTGGGCAGGAAAACAAAAAGATGCAGTCTTATCTTAACGGACAACAGGCTGATAACGAAAACTGGTACAATAAGAACTATTACTCTGACTATACAAATAGAGCAGACACACAAGCCTTAATGAAGAATACAAGGGACGCACTAAAAAAGAACAACGAAGTAGCTGCAAATACTGCTGCCGTTACCGGCGCTACCCCAGAGGCTACAGCAGTAGCTAAAGAACAATCCAACAAAACACTTACAGATACAACTTCAAGGGTTGCTGCAATTGGCCAACAGTGGAAAGACGGACTAACCGATAAGTACATGGCTCGTAAGAATCAGTTAGGAAATCAAGAATACAATAACATGGCTACAAATGCAAACAGCTACGAGAACCTAATGTCGAACGGTATTAAACAAATTGGTAACGGAGCCAGTGGGTTGGCAACAGCTTTAGGTACTCCCGCTCCTGTTACAGGAACACGTTCTGCAATCGCACAACAAACTTCAATCAATAACAATCCTGCATCTCTTCAAATACCAGATGCAACTTTAACCGTAAAATAATGGGACTTCAAGATTCAATCAATAGAAATACAGCTGCAATTTTAAGTGGTAAGGCTCCTATCCCAAATAGTCCTGCTCCTATTACTCCTATCATGGAGCAACCATACGAAGCTCCAACAACTCCACAAATAGCCATAACACCCCAATCTGCGCCATCCGCACCCTCCGCAACGAGTCAACAGTCGAATGTACCAGCCATTGGTACAGTTCAAAATGCTACAGCCCAACCTAAGGCTAACGATTTGCCTGTTTTGAACAAAAACATACCAAAAACGGACAATTCGGATGATAATAGTGATGATGATGAAGAAACTCCCGCACCACCACAAGTTCAAACTGCTCCTGTAAAACCAATAAGTAATCTTGCAGCAGCGAATAATCAATTATCTCAGGATGCTCTTGACACTATAAAACAAGGAGAATATGACCCGAATGATACCACTCCGATACTTCAGAAAATATATGAAAGTACTAAGAAAAAACCTAAACCACTTTCAGAAGATGGATTAAAGGCTGCTCGCATTGCTGCAAGTTTAGGTGATACTTTCGGTTCACTTGCTGAAATGGTTGGTGCCCATAATGGCGCGCACATATCTAAGAGGGATAATTCATTGTCGAATACTGATTCAAACGACAAGAAAGAGAAAGACCTTAGAAACCTTTACTTGCAGCAACAAGATGCTTATGATAATGGTGATGTAAATGCAAAGATTAGAGATTACGAAGAACAAAGTGGCACTTTTGATAAAAACAGAGCCGAGGCAATTCAATATGTTCGTCAATCATTGGCCGCACAAGCACAGGCAGCCGTTGAACAACAGAAATTTAATCAATGGGCCATTGAACAAGGATTAAAAGCCTCTGATTCCAAAGCTAAATGGGCACAGGCTGCATTAGACTATAAAGAGAAAGTTGCACATGATGCTGCCTTGATTGCGGCTGAAAAAGAAAACAACATACGTAACAACACTACAAGTCTAACAAATAATGCTCGGAGCAATAGTACGAGTTCCGCGAATAATGCGAATAATATTAAAGCTCAAAAAGATATACATGCTTCTGATAATGCATCAAAAGAGCAACGTGTAAAAGAACTATCTGGTAATGGATGGCATCAACCCGGAGTGAATACGGCAGCCGGTGTTACGGTAGTTCCAAATCGTGTTCCTTCCTTAATACCAGTGAAACCAACGAATCCAACAAATGATCCTCTTGGTATTAAATAATTAAAATACTAAACCATGCCAAACCCAATGTCAATTCAGGAGTTTTCAGGTAAGATTAAATCTAAATACCCTGAATATAACGATATAGATGATGCTACATTAGCTCAAAAAATAGTATCAAAATATCCTGTTTATAAAAACTCTGTTGATTTAGGAGGTAGTGATGTACTTGCTCCTGCTAAACAAAACTTTGCGATTGTTCCTAATTCAGAGCCCAAAATAGTAGCCCCAGACGAACAACCTTCAGTTCATAAAACTACACATGATATTCTTTATGATAAGAATACTCCTTCGATTGATAATACCAAATTAGATGCTCCGATAACATTGGCTCAGGATGCAATCAATCCCGTAAATCAAACCATTGATTTAGCTGATACAAAAGCTAAGATTGATCCGACAAACAGTAACCCGCGGATAGATGAAGATCATCCTGCTGTATTAGATGACAACTTTGATAGATCAATGCTTTCTGGTGCAGTTAATTCAACAAATGCATTAGGAGGTTCAATTGAGGGAACTATTGGAGATTATGCGAACAAAATGAGTTCAATGTGGGGAAATTCAAAAGCTCTTAAAGATGTAGGTACTTTCTTTACAAACCAATCTAATGCAGTTTCCAATCAGGTCAAGCAAACTGACTCTGAGTATTCAAATGAATATGGAAAGGCTATAGGTGGTGTTGTACCAATGGCAATTGCAACTGTAGCTGATGTTTATTCAGGTGGAACATTAACTCCCGCGATAACCGGCTCTTTTGCTGCCAGTGGATATGGTGACGGAATACGAGCTTATGATGATATTAAGAAGGAAAACAACGAACAAGGTAATGAATTTGCCCGTACAGGTGCCGGATTAGGATATTCAGCCGTAATGTTGGGAACAATGAATGCTCTAGGTTCTATTATCGGTTCTAAAGGAGCTATTGCACTAAGTAAAACACCAATCGTTGGAGATGCTATTTCAGACATATTCAAGTCAAACCCCGGAACATTTGAAGGGGGAGCAAAAGAGCTATTTGAAAACTACGCTAAAAGTCAACCTTCAACAGTTTCAAGATTAGTAAAGGCCGGATTGGGTAACTTAGCTACGATGGAAGGAATGGAAGGCTCTAAATTAGCAATAAATGCTATGGCCGGACAAAATCAATCGGTCAAACAATGGGTAGATACAGCAGCAAGCGCGGCCGTATCCTCTCTTTTGTTTACTGCTATTGCTCCATTCTCAATGAACGCACAGGACGAAGCTACACTGGCAAGAAGAACAGCTCAGAAAGATGTTACCATCTCAATGAATAACGGGAAACCGGTTGAGCTTATAGAAACACAAGGAGGTTGGAAAGGACTAACACCAGACAATAAACTTGTTGATGTAGATCAAAGTGCAATAAATAACTCATTTCAAATAGAAACTAATCATTTCTACGATTTACTTGATAAGTTTAAATCAGGTCAGCCAACTGATCAGGACTTAAAACGGAATGTATTTTCAAATAGAGTAAAATCAGTATTGAATAATTTCCAAACTTCAGAAGGAAACGTTCAAACTATTACCGACTCGGAAGGAAATCGAAACTACATTAGTAGAGTTGATAAAGATGGTAACATCATCGGGGTTAACGGAAATGGAGAGACAAGCAATGTTGGACAAGTCCAAACACCAAACTTTGAAGTTGGACAAGATATTCCACAAGGTAGGATCACAAATATTTCAGATAGTAATCTTACCATTCAGCCACCAAATACTATTGATGAAAACAATAACCCGATTCAATCCGATCCGGTAACTATCCCTATAAGTACTTTTTCTAAAACGATAATGAACGATGCTAATTCTAAATGGGAATCAGCTAACATAGCCGACGTTCATAAATCTATCATGGATAAGTATGATGAAGTAAACGGTCAAAAACAAACGACAAACAATCAACCCACATTACCTTCACCGGAAGAAGTAAAAGCACAACAGGATCAAACTATAGCTGAAGCACGACAAAAAGCTGCAGCTATGGTTACACCTGAGATCAACCCTGATACAAATTCAATCATTTATGCGAATGTTGACGGGGAAAGCGAACCGGTTCGTATAACGAAAGGAGTTATTCGTCAAAACCCTGATGGAACTATTGATGAAACCAATTCAGACAAACAAGTTTACTATACCGATAACCAAGGTAACAAACAAGTAGCTCCTATTGGAAACATTGCTGGTGTAACTGAGAATACACCTTCTGAACAAGCCATTCAAAATGCACAGGACCATGTAGCCGGTCAATTATCGTCTACTTATGCCAATCAAGCTGTAAGACCGTATAATCCGGGTGAAGTTGTAAGGATAGATCATGGAAATGGAACGTTTACTTTAGGGACTATCGAAGGAACTAATCAAGACGGAACATATCTATTTAAAGACCAACAGGGATTAATGGCCAATATTGAACCTCGTGCTATTGTGAATGAAGATAATATTGCCGGTGTTCAAAATGGCGAACAGGTAAGCTATACTGACGCTTCTGGTCAACTGAAACAAGGAGAATATCAATACGATCCAACTGATAAAGAACAATTAGAGGCAAGAGCTGAGGGTTTAGTTCAAGTTGATGATACACTTGTCCCTATTTCATCCATAAAGAAGGTCGGAAACCCGATACCTGAACCAGTAATAACAGCAGACAACACCGCTAAGGATTCTACAAGTGAATTGAAACCGAATGTTTCGGAAGAAGAAAAACAGATTCCTGAAGATAAAGAGGGGAACATGTTATTTGAACAAGCACCAGTAGATAAAACTATCAGTGCCCTTAATGAAATATTTGATTCTCCCGAAGAAGTTCAAAGCACTGTTGATGCTAAGATAAAGGAAATTCAAGACCAAATCAAGAAAACTTCTACTTACAAACCTACCGGAGATATTCAAAAGGATATTCAGACTAAGAAGGATATGAAAACAAACTCCGAAGTTCTTAATAGTCAACTTGATTATTGGAATGGAGTAAATGAATCATTGAAGCCCAAAGAAGAAGTTATTTCCAAAATGGAAACACCTGAAAACAATCAGGAAGAAGTTACACCAATAGACAATAAGGTTGAAGAAGCAGTAAAAGAGAATAAAGAAAAAGCTATCGAAGGAATCGACAATCAAATCCAATCTCAAGAACCAAATCTAAACCCAACAGAAGCACAGAAAGAAGCCGGTAATTATAAGATGGCTCATATTACATTTCAAGGAATGGACATCTCAATTGAAAATCCAAAAGGATCAATCCGATCCGGAATTTCCGAAGATGGTAAGAAATGGAGTAATGAGATGTTTTCTAATTATGGGTATTTCAAAGGAACAGAAGGTAAAGACGGAGATCATATAGATTGTTTTGTTGGTCCCGATGAAAACAGTAAAAAAGTTTTCGTAATTGATCAGGTATTTACCAGTGGCGATAAATCCGGACTATTTGATGAATCTAAGGTTATGTTAGGTTACAACACGGCTGGAGAAGCTGAAAGTGCCTACATGAAGAACTACGATAAGAACTGGATGGGATTGTCTGACATTACCGAAGTAGGTGTTGAAGATTTTAAAAAGTGGCTTTACGATGGAGCTAAACAACGTAAACCTTTTGCAGAATATAAAGATACTCCTAGTCCAATTAATAGTGGGAAACAAGAAATAGATTCAAAAATAAATGAACCTAAACAACTTTCTGAAAGATACAATGACTCATCACCCGAAGAACGTCACGCAATTGCAAAAGAGATTGTCACTGGACTTGAAAAACTATTCAAGACTCCCGTAAAAGCAAAAGTTCTTTCTTCTACAAATGACTTCTTAGAAGCTATCAAACCATTAATTAGTGATAGTTATTTCAATGAAGCATTGAATATGCTCTCTGATGGCGAAACTTTGCCTGGTGTTCGATTATCTAATAAGATATTTATCAATGTAGAACATAATCCAAGTTACAATGAGTTGATCGATACGTGGCTTCACGAACAGGCACATGAATCAACAAAAAAAGCTTTTACACAAAAACAACTTTCAAATCTTGAAATAAATAATGTAGACAGTTATATTCCTTCACAGTATCACGATCAATCTATTGGAGTACGAAACGACGAAGCAATTTCTCATGTCATTGCAGATTTATTAAAGAAATATACTCCTGAACAAATTAAAAACGGAGAAATTGAATTATCTTTACCTAAAGATATTAAAGAACCTGTATTAAAGTCACTTAACATATTAACAAATGGAAAATACAAAGGAAGTATTGAGAATATCGGACGAGACGGACTCGTGGAAACTAATGATAAGTTCGAAAATCAAGGCGGAGTTCTTAAGCCAGAAGACGCCGGAAATGACCTGCGAACAACAGTTGAAACTAATAAACCAGTTGAAACAGAAAGAGAAAGAAAGTTCAGAGAAATAGCCGAAAAACTAAAGAAAGGTTTAGGTCTCGATGAACCACAATATAAAAAACTTGCTAAAACTATTATTGTTGACGGACAGCCCCGTCCAACGACCAACAACTTAGGGAAGCCGATACATAGCACAGAAGAAGGAGTACGAAACTTCTGGAAATGGTTTGGTGATAGTAAGGTTGTAGACGAAAGTGGACGGCCTTTGGTAGTTTATCATGGGACAACAAACTACGATGAATTTAATAAATTCAGAAGAGGTTCAAAAGGATATGTTGGAGGAGGAATTTACTTTAGTTCAATTATTGATAATGCCAAATCATATGCAAGAAAATACGGGTCTCAAGGTCATCTTTATGAAGAATATTTAAGTATTCAAAACCCTTTAGTTGTTAAAGGAAGTATAGGAGCAGATGATTTATTGAAGCAACTATATGGAACTGAAAGTATTTATAAAAATAGGAGTAACAAACAATCATTTGATACAATGATTGTAAAACGTTCCGATATAAATAAACTACAAGATAAAGGTTATGATGGTATTATTTGGACAACAGCAGATGAATATATTTCATGGGAACCGACTCAAATAAAATCAGCCACAGAAAACAACGGAGAATTTGACGAAAACAATTCTGATATTAGATACAAACGCCTTAGTTCAGAAGTAAACGACTTGGCTCTTGATATGTCAGAGATGCTGTTTGAAGATGGAGATGTTTCATTCCCTGATTATTCAGCAAAAATGATAGATACTTTAGGCGAAGGTATTAAACCATATCTTAAAGGGTTCTATGAACTTTCACGGGCTAGTATTCCACAAGAAGGAATGAGCAGCCCCGTAGATGTAGCAAAATTCGATATACAACAATTTAATCATAAAGATCATGTATCTAATAGATCAGGACGTGGCCAATCAAATAGCCCGGACAACAAGAATGAAATACCCACAGATGCAGAAGTTATTCCTAATGACGGAGGAACAGGCGGATCAGTGGGAAATGAACCTGCGAACAACAGTGGAAAAGGAATCAGACAGTCAGGTCGCAAGAGCGGTAGCGGTTTATTTACCGATTTATTTGGAGAATCAGGCTATAACGAGTTACATCAAGAAATCAAAGAACCAGAGCTTACGAACAGTGATGCCGGAGATTTTGACGGCAGAGGAAATGAGTTGGATAGCGAAAGCGGACATAATGACATTGGACGAAGCCCAAATGAATCAGATCGTAAAGATAACTCTAGCGTACCAGAAACATTTAAGGAACGAACAGCAAGATTAATACAAGAACAAATCAAAGCTGAACCTATTCCGGTTAAGCTTATGGATGAAGACAACATCCGCGAGACCCTTCCCCTACTCCTACCCGAACAACAAGACGATGTTCTGAAAGCTGAAAATAGATTCTTCGGCGAAAAGCATAAGACTTCACAGGCTGCCCATGGAAAGGGTATGTTATTCACCAACGGAACAGGTACCGGTAAAACTTACAGTGGTCTTGGTATCGCTAAACGTTTCGCTAAACAAGGAAAGAAAAATATACTTATTGTTGTTCCTTCTGAACCAAAAATAAATGATTGGGTATCAGATGGACGAAACATTGGTTTAGACATCACTCCTATTCTATCTACAAAAGATAAAGGTAAGAATGCCGTAATTACTACATACGCGAACTTTCGTTCAAATAACGCGCTTAAAACAAGAGATTTTGATCTTGTTATGTACGATGAGTCACATCGTTTAATGGAAGAAAAGAGCGGAAAGGCATCATCTACCACTTATACGCATTATGAAACATCCAATGTGACAAAACAACAGGCATTTAATCGTATTCAGTCTGTTGATCCCCACTATTTAAAATTACGAGAGTTACAAGAAGAAAGAGAACACGGCGTAGAACCTTCTGAAGAAGAAAAGAAACTTCAAGAGCAGTATGACACCAAAATAAAGCCGAAATTAGAAGAGCGTGCACAAAAAGCGTTCGACAATACAAAGGTTGTTTTCTTATCGGCAACACCATTCAAAGGACACTTTAATCTTAGATATGCTAATCACTCCCTATTTGATTGGGGTGATGAAACAACTTACGAACAAAAAAGTGTAGGAATGAGTCGCGTTAATCCGGAAGGAAGATTCTTTATGGATAACTTCGGATCAGCCTATGAATGGAAGAATAACCAACTTCAATCTAAGTCCAAAGCCAATGCGGAAGCAATCGCAATGCAAGAGGTTGAATTTGCAGACAAGTTGATGGCTCAGGGTGCAATGTCAGGTAGAGCACTTGAAAGTGACAAAGATTATTCAAGAGAATTTCCACTTGTGGCACTGGACCATTCAGAAGACTTCAATAAGGCATTCAATGACATTTTCAATTATAGAGAAAACCCTTTATTTAAGGGATTGAATGAAGCTGCAAGAGAAGTGTTTTATGATTATAACTACACAACTAAACTATTGGAGTCATTGCGCGCCTCAATGGTTATTCCTCGCATTCAGGATCATTTAGACTTAGGTAGAAAGGTTGTTGTATTCCACAGGAGAAAACAAGCCAATGTGGCACCGCCATTCCAAATGATTTTGGACAATTCACTGATTAAAGCGCATGAGAAAATGGGATTAGCCATTGCAAGTGCTTATAAAGTCGATGAAGCGAAAGAAAACCTTGAAAATGTAAAGAACCAGATTGAAGACTTCAAAATAAAATATTCTGAATTATTGAAGTTTGAACAGACATTAAACTATGATCCGGCCATTGATCAGCTTAATAGTGCATTCCCCGGTAAGGTAGTATTCATTAATGGAGATACAGCTAAAAAAGACAAATCAGGGAACATTGTTAAGTTCAATGATGATAATTCAGGGAAAGACATAATTGTTATTCAAGAAGAAGCCGGAAAAGAAGGAATCAGTTTACATGATACAAGTGGAGAACATCAACGCGTACTTATAAACCTTTCGTTGCCTATTTCATCCACTACAGCGCTACAAATTGAAGGTCGTGTTTATAGAATTGGACAAGCTACTAATGCCGTGTTTGAAAATCCACTCTTAGGATTGGATATGGAAATAGCCGATTTTGGCCAAAAGATAAACAAGAAACTTTCTACTACTGAGAATTTAGCTATCGGGAGTCAAGCTAGAGATTTATTGCGGTCATTTGCTGAAGGAGTCTTATTCAATTCTGGAAAGGATAAACCCAACAAAGAACAAGGAGTCGGAGGAAAAGAATACGATAAAAAAGCTACTCAATTAGACATGACTGAGTTTAAAAAAGCCATGTTGATATATGATAGTAATCAAAAGAATAGAGGTAGTAGAGATTCAAGACAAGGCAAAGACTATTACGCGACTGCAGAACCATTAGGTCAAAAGATGGTTGAATGGTTAGACATTAATCCAGGTGAATCGGTTATGGAACCGTCAGCCGGTCACGGAGCTATTGCAATGTGGTTTCCTGAGAAGGCTAATGCAACAGTTATCGAGCCTTCATATTCTTTGTTTTCCAAACTTAATGCGCGCGCTGGTGGTGGAAACAGAAAAATAATCAACGATATATTCGAGAATCATAATGTTGTAAACAAATATCATGGCATAGCTATGAACCCTCCTTTTGGAAGTGGAGGTAAAACTGCAATAGATCATGTAGAGAAGGCATTTGAACATCTTCATAATAATGGCCGTATTGTAGCTATAATTCCACAAGGACAAGCCGATAAGCGTTTGGATAAGTTTTTAAATGGAGAAGATGATAAAGGAAAACTATTACATCCTACTGCCCATTTGATTGCTTCAATTAAACTTCCTTCTATTGCCTTTGAACAGGCAGGTACAGCAATAAATACAAGAATAGTTGTTATTGATAAGATCGAACAACAAAGCGAATTCTCTATTAAACAGGAAATAAAACGGAATAATCCATATATTTTAGAAGATGAACTGACAAGTAAAGTTCAAACAGAATTACAGAAACAACTTGATTCAATACCACGAACTGAAAACATTGATCTTTCAGATTCAAAGAATGTAAATGATCTATTTTCAGAGATTGAAGATATGAATATTACACCACGAAGTGGAGAAAAACAAGTTATAGAACATGAACCTATTCCAGAAGTAAGTAACGAAGTATCTGAAACAAGTAACTATGACGTATTCGATCAGAACAATAGCAAGACTGGTGAGGCTATGTTTATGGCAAAATCGAAGAAATCTATCTCTGATTATAAGGCTACATTAGCAATAGCAAAAAAACATGGTGGAAATTACAGCAGTTATCAAAACAAAGCCGATAATATTCAAAATGGATTCTTCTTCAAAAACCCTGATAACAGACAGAAATTCTTAGATGAAGTTGAAAACAAACAAGAATCTCCAACGTATAAGCGATCAACCCTTATCAATAAGCCCGATTACAAAGACTATGACGGTGATGTACTGAAGTTTTCAGAAGATACGGTTAAATACTACGAAGAACTAAAGAAAGGCTCTAAGAAAGAGGCTAAGAAAGCCGATGTAGCTAAAGAAAAGGTTGAAGGTATGAAAATGCCGAAAGTATCCGATTACGCTGGTAAATCAATGAGCGATTATCGAAAAGCAAAACAAGAGTACTTCAAGGAAATTCAGGCGATCAATAACAGTCTTGAACCGGCAGAAAAGAAACGTCACAGAATTATATTATCCGGGGTAAAAGAGGTTAAAGATGAAATTGTGCAGAATGATATTCCAGAATTGAGAAAGTTATACAATGAAATTGAGAACGATTGGTTTGGAAATAAAGATGTAGAGAACGCTAAAGCTATGTCTGACACAATTAAACTTCAAACTAAGCTTAAGGATTCTGTGAAGGGTACGGATGTAAATTGGAAAGATATTGACAAAGCCATTCATATCTATAATGATATGAAGAATGATCCAGAAGCATACAAAAAATACTATCCTGAATTGACCGATGAACAAAAACGGATTGCCGATATAGCTCAAAACTTAACTCCTGAGCAAATAGAAGTAGCCGATAAAATCAATGAAGAATACGTAAAGCTAGGACAATCTGCACTCGATGAAGAAGTAATAGGTAACATAATTGATAATTATGTTAGAAGAACATGGGACTTATCAGGCGGAGAAAACACAAAAGACTTCTGGGCAAAGTTCTCTACTTCTACATCTCATGCAAAACAACGTAAGTTAGGAAGTATTTTAGAAGGACAGGCCGGAGGGTTGAACCTTAAAACAGCAGGTGCAACAAACAACTTACAAGCATTGAGAGATGAAATTCATGCTGTAATTGCCAATAAACAACTAATGAATGCAGGACTTAAAACATTTGCTTCAAACGGAGTTCCTTTATTTAGACTTGATAATGAAACCGGTTACAAAGAAATAAAACACCCAAATTTTAGAAAATGGGTACAACAAAAGAATGTTGATTCAAGTATTGATCTACGTGGTGAAAACTGGGCCGTTGATAAAGATGGAAAGATATTTGAGAAAAAGAAAGTATATGCCCCTGCTCCTATTGCCGATAAGTTGAATAATGTTCTTGGTGAATCAAAATTGAATGGACTTCCTTTCATAGATGGCCTAACTAAGTTCAATGCTATTGCAAAGACAACAATGCTTTCTTTCTCATTCTATCATCATCAAGCATTTACAAGAGCTTATCTATTTGCAGCCTCTAAAGAAAATATAGCTGACAGCAATCCTATGAGAGCGTATAAAGCCGGGCTAGATATGTTTATGAATATGTCTCCTGAAGTTGAAACACTCATTAGAAATGGAATGACACTTGGTAGAGTTCAAGACTGGCAGGAAGATTTAGTTGAACAAAAAAATTTCATCACAAAAATACTTGACAAAGCGAAAGTTACAAAGTCTATTTCAGACAAAATAATGGATTTGCATAAAACACAAACCGATTTCTTGTTTAAACAATTTGGACTAGGACTAAAAGTCAAGTCTGGAGTATTAGAGTACAACAAGCAAGTACAGATGTTCCCAGATGAAGACCCTAATCTTATTGCAAAAAGAGTTGGTGAGATGATGAATAATCTTTTCGGAGGTTTAAATCTTGAAAGAATGGGCAGAAATAAAACGATGCAACACCTTACAAGATTGACATTGTTAGCAACTGACTGGACGGAATCAAACATTAAAACTCTTGTAAAGGCTTTTGGTTGGGATTATTCCAAAGAACAAAAAGGTTCGAAAGACTATGAAAAACACGAAAGACAAATGTATCAAAAGGTTTTAGGAAAGTCATTACTTAAATCTGCCTTGACAAGTACGTTCTGGTCTTTGGCAATTGCGGCACCTTGGGCATTACTAAATCATAAAGATTCAGATGCCGAAGATACTTATTGGAATGAAGTTGAGAAACTATACACTAAAATAATTCAACCACTATTGAACTTTGATTGGGATGATGCTTCTTTCTTGACTGGATTCAATACTATACGTGATTTTGTTGCTAAATCTCATTTCTTAGATGCAGACATTACGCCTATTAATGAATCTATCCATAAACTTCTGGGAAAGGAAATGCCGGAAAATGAAGAAGACTACTTCTCAATACTTGGACACTTCAAAGACCCAATTAAGTGGATTATTGACCCTGCAACATCATTAAAACACAAAGCTAGTATAATGACAAGTATTGCACTTGATGGGCTCACAGGGAAGGATTGGCAAGGGAAACGATTCACAACAATAGATGAATTACTAGGGATAGATGATAAAGGACTTTATGCAAGAAGTATTCCGAAAAAAGGAATACATATTGGAGACCCAAAAGGTGGAAGAATGACCGGAGAGTTTACAAAATATGGAAAACCTTATGATACTGGAGCAGTTCAAATAAATGAGATGCCATCGTTTCTCCTTTCTGAAATAAGAAGAATGATACCAGTTCCAATACAAGGTATTACTAACATGCTACAAGGTGAAATGGATGGATTCACCGCAATGACAAGAGGTTTAGGTTTTAATGTTTCTTCGGAAAAAATGCCAAACCCCAATGACATTAAGGTGAAAGCAGTAGAAGCAGAGGTTAAAAATACAAATATCATTCTTAGTGGAATTCAAGAGAAGGCGAATGAATTATACAAATCGGGAGCTGACCCTTTGACCATATCAGAGCAACAACAAAAATTCATGAAGATGAACACATTCAAACATGTAGTTCAAGAAAGAATCATCAAGGATATTAAGGATGCTGAATCAGATATGAAGAGTTATAGTACTGATCCTGTAAAACAAGCAGAGATACAGCAATTAATTGAAAGTCGGGAAAAGGCACTGGCTGAATCAAAGGATTTGAGTAATAACCCAAATGAAGTATCTGCATTTGCTGAAAAGAATGGTATAAGCAATAATAAACATAGAAAACCTAAAGTGGATAATGTCGTATTTAAAAAGAGTCAGAACATAAACTATGACGGTGATTTGGTAGATGATGCAGCAGAATAAATAATTAATAATTAATAAAATAATGTTTGTTTTATCAATTATACTTACATTTGTGGATCAATTAATAATACAATATATGAAAAGCAGACTTATAGTAGTGCTATTTGTTTTATTCTTAATGTCTTGTGTTAGCACAAGAGATGCGATGAATACCTGGCTTGGGCATACTCAGAAAGAAGTTATATTGAAATGGGGCCCGCCGGCTCGGACTACATCAGACGGCGGAACGGGGACAATACTTGTTTATGCTTTTCAAGGCTCTGTGTATGGAACTGGAAAGGCTTACTACGACTACAAGATGCTCTATGTGAATGAAAAGAATATCGTTTATTACTGGATGACAAAGCGCGACTACGTTCCCCCGACACAAATAGATATTACCAACTTTAGAAGATAAAAAAAAGCCACTTGATTAATTTCAAGTGGCTTTCTTTATTTTTAATTTAGGAAAACTAATGTCTATTCCCATGGCCCATTGTGAATGGAACATCCGGTTTCAAGAATTCCATGCTTCCATAAAACCATGTGAGCATCCGGTTTATAAACAAAACCATGCTCTTGGATAAATTGTAGGTCTAATTTTGCTTCCTGCTCACGAATAAAATCACGTTTGTCATATGTAGGAGTATTTAATTGAGCAAATAAAATCTTATTTGATTCAATTTCAAAATCCATACGAATTTTCATCATTCGTACTTGTTCTTTACGAGCATATCTGCATAGACGGAAGAATGATTTCGTATTGCTACCGGAATAGGTAATGTTTTGATGACAGCTAATAGAATAATTTCCGCTAAGAATACCAACTTTATTGATATTCGGGAAAAAAGGATGTATGTTTTGTCTAAATCCTTTTTTCAACTCTTTTTTGAGTTTTCTGGGGAGCTTTAGTGAGCGTGGTAGTTTCATGATTACTTTAGTTTTTCATAAATAGCTTTAGTTACTTTTGCATCCCAAAGAGCGTTATACTTATGAGGTAATGATCCATCATTGCAAATAACATTACCAGAACATAAGGATGATGAATGCATCCCACTTGCAAGTTCTTCTCTATCCAGTTCAAACGCTTCACTTACGCTAATTCCCTTCTTTTGAGATATAAGATCATTAAGGTCTTGTGGAACGGGCGGAAAGTTAGCTGGAAGTTTTGGAAGACCTCTCTTTAATTTTAATGCCCGCTCAATTTCATATCGTTGCATTGGATTGCAATTTGAATAATCAAAATCAAGACTTATATTTTCCCACTCCCCCATTAATTCAACAAACTTTCCCCAACAAAACCAACCACAATCAACCACGAAGTTTAGTTTATAGTCAGAGAATTGAGAAATCCAACAATCAATTAAGTATTTAATATCCCAACTTTTAGCTTTAACCTCAATTGACTGATATGTAAAAGCTTTAGGTTGAAAAGAATATATTTCATGATTAAACTGTAATTTACTCACAACATTCTCTTTTACCCAATCATCACACCGTCTAATGTCGAATCCTGAGAACTCAGCGTAAAACGATTTAGAATTATTTATGTACTGAGCATTTGATTGTTGTTGAATATTTCCCCCAAATAAAGTTTCATCACCAACATTTACTTTTGATAAAAATGGATCACTTACAATTGCCAAACTAATAGGTTGTCCATCAGGTGAAAGGCTAGTGAAGTGCATTTTTAAAAATAGATTTAGTGTTTTCATAGTCCTAGTATTTTTGTTTTTGATAAATCATTAATTTCAAATTTAACTAAAGTTGATTCATCCAAGACAATATTATTATTTTTACAATTGTCAAATATTGGGTCTGACATTACAAATAGCGTTTGTCTCTGTTTAGTTCCATAAGAACCATCTAATTTGCATCTTTCCACATATTCATCATGTTTTTTCCAATCTTCATCAGTCATCCATTCGGCTCCCGATCCTTCAGGTCTTGAACCTACTATCGTTTCGAACTCAATTTTATCAAATTTCATATTTTTATTTCAAAGATAACTCCTTTATTACTATTTAGAACAAATTCTAAATAAAAAGTTATCCACAAAATTCAATCCTTTTAGCGTCAAGGATTAAGTATAAAATACTTATTGTCTTAATTTGCCAATTAATATGTGAATATGAGACAGCAGAACCTAAAACTAGCATCCAAACTATATCCCGCTAAACCTAAAATTGATACCGTAAAAAATACGGACTCTTTTAATAGAAACCTTCAGGTACTTGAAGACTCATTTCGTGCTTGGTCAGGGTTAGATGAGTTTAGACGGAACGCCTTTCGGAATGAAAGGTACACTTTCTCAGACCAATGGGGAGATAAGGAAGATCATAACGATGGAAAGGGTTCTATTACAGAACGGCAACGCATAATCCAAAAGGGTAATGTCCCGCTTCAAAACAATAGAATTAGAGGTATTGTCCGAAGCGTTTTAGGCGTTTTTTCTGGTCAACAGACTGAACCTGTTTGCGTATCAAGGAACAGAGACGACCAGAGCAAAGGCGAGACAATGTCGGCAGCTATTCAATATGTATATCAGGAGAATAAACTTTGGGAACTTGACCGAAGAGCATTAGAATACTTTCTTATAACCGGTGTTTCTATTTTCAGGAGTACTTATGGCTGGAGAGATGGTAAATATGATGTCTGGACTTATCTTCCAAATTACAACGACATTTTCTTTGATAACCACATGAAAGACCCTCGCCATTGGGATTGTCATTTAATAGGTGAGATTTCAGACATGGGATTATATGATGTAATGGCCCAATTTGCTGATGGATCAAAAGAAAAAGCAGAAGAAATACGACTACTATATGCCAACCAAAATTCAGAACGCCAAGTTTCATGGATTGAAAACCTAACAAGGGATAGAACGCAGAATAGAAACTTCTTTATTCCAGAAGATGAAACACAGTGCCGGGTAATATCTACATGGAGAAAAGAATCAAAAGCTAGATTACAGGTTCATGACCGGTTAACTGGTGAATACTACAAGGCAGAACTCACGGACGAACTGGTGCTGAAAACAGAAAATGCTATTCGTCTAAAGGAACAAACACAACAAGGTATCACACCGGAAAACATGAAGCTTATTGAGTACAAATGGTTCGTTGACAACTATTGGTACTATTATTTTCAAACTCCAACCGGTGAAGTATTGAAAGAGGGTGAAACACCTTACTGGCATGATTCACATCCATACTCATTAAAAATTTATCCTTTCTATAATGGTCGGGTATATCCATTTGTAGGCGATTTCATCGACCAACAACGATATATAAACCGGATCATTACCATGCAGGATTTTATTTCTAAGGCTTCGGCCAAAGGAGTACTTATGATGCCTGTTGGTTCTAAACCAGACAATATTAGTGAAGATGATTACGCAGATCAATGGGCACAGTATGACAGCGTGATGTATTATGTTCCGAAGCCCGGAGTAGATGCACCAAAACAAGTAATAACAAACTCTTCTCAAACTGGGTTGTATGACATGCTTAACGTCCAACTTAAAATGTTGGAAGATGTCAGCGGAGTACAAGGTTCACTACAGGGCCAAGCACCAAGTGCCGGAACTCCTGCTTCTCTATTCATGCAGCAAACTCAGAACTCGCAGACTTCATTAACTGATATGTTTGAATCGTTCCGAGATTTGAGGGAAACAAGAGATTTGAAAAACCTTAAACTGGTGCAACAATCGTGGGAGGATACAAGATACATTAATCTTGTTGGCCAAGATGCAAAGAATGTCGTTTATACTCCAGATGAAGTACGAAACGCTGAATTTGACTTATCTATTGCAGAAAGTACAGCTACTCCGGCATACAGAATGATCATGAATGATTTTTTGATGCAAATTTTCAATGCCGGTCAAATAAGTATTGAAGAGTTACTAAAAACAGGGGCATTTCCATTCGCAGATAAGTTACTTCAAAGTATTGAATCAAATAAACAAGCAGCGGCACAACAACAGCCAATGGGACAAGTTGTTCCTCCTGATGTTCAACAACAAATTCAAGCAGGACAACAGGCTCAACAAACACCACAACAGGCTCAACCGGTTGGTTCGCAGGCACAACCAGGCGTTCAACAATTACGTACAGAACAACAATAAATAGAAACAAAAACATTATAAAAAGCTAATTATGGAACCAGCATCTACGAATGACAACGGTAATTTTTGGGGAATTGATAAGAATGGCTACACTCCTGACTATGAAGAGTCAGTTCAGAGACTAGTCAGTGATCCTACATTGTTAGATAAAGCATTAACCGATCTTAAATCGACTGGTTATGTGAACTCTAAAGATGATTTATTGAAATACGCATCTGATATGAAAGTGGGGCCCGTCCATAAATACATAAAAAAGTTTATGGACGAACAGCCCGCTCCAGCTCCCGCAGCAAATCCTTACACGGGATATAAAGAAGACTATCTGGAAAGTGGAGGCAACGATTCTAAAGAAATCAGTCCATGGGATTATGTTGCATCAAAGAAACTCAACAATTATCCGGTAAGATTCAATACGGCCGCAGGAAGTCAAGGTCAAAACATCGATTACGAAATACGTAAAACAAGGCATTTCGACAATGATGGTAATTTGATCCAGGATGGAGATCCCCGAATTACAGATGCCAATTCTAAATGGAAAGATTCTGACAGAAATATGAAACTGAAAGAATTAGATTCAGCGTATCCGCTTAGTTCATCTGATAATGTAGCCAATGACCCTGACCCCAAAAAGGTAGATCAGTTTGCAGATAAATCACAATGGCAACCATCTATGTATGATAAATACATGGAGAAAAACAATCCAAAACCAAATGTGCCGGCACCGGATATTGCAAAACAAGATAATACAAGATCAAAGTTTTATACTAACACAGAACCTGAGCCGGTAAAGAAAGGATTTTTCGCGGGGTTCCCAACACCAAGCAAACAATGAGATGCGAGAAACCTATATTACTGACATTAATACAGACCCATGATGACATCTTGAAAGGTGTCAAGATGGAAAGTTCGTATTTAGCGAAACGAAAGTCAGATGCACAAGGAAATGATCTATTAGACATACTGGTGTTTGATGAAGAATACTTAGTTCTGTTTCGTAGCCTGTTTTTTTCAACGAGATCAAAACTGACATCTGCATGCTCGGCTTATTTAAAGTTGCCAGATGATCCGGCTTATTTTGATTCACAAGATTTCAGCACTGAAAAGGATTATGTAATTCAATTATTCATGCCGAGTACTTTTCTAATGCCTATCAGGGAGTCTATAGCTATTGAGATGAAGGATTACATCATTGCGTACATTATGTACCGTTGGTTGGAAACGAAACTACCAAATGAAGCAGGAATCTACAAAGTCCGAAGTAATGAGCATTTGGATGAATTAAAAAAGTATTTAGGTATGCGGACTAAACCGACAATAAGAAGAGGACAATACTTTTAAAAGAAAGCCTTCAGATTAATTTCTGAAGGCTTTCTTGATTTTATACTCGTGTTGGTTTACCCATCTGTTTTACCCATCGACATATAAATTCTATTCATTTTTATCTGTATTTATCCTACAATTTCCCAATCCTCAGCGAGAATATCCGTTTGACTTGCAAGCCATGGAACAAATCCATCATCAGATGTTTTCATGCCAATAAAAGGGAGTAAATATTTTGAACCACGCGGTAATTCACCATTTTTTCCATTCATGTATTTAAGCCACATACCTTTTCCATTCCAACCAGTACGAGCCACTTTGTAACCTTTTTTCAATGCTTCAATTGCAAGTCCGAAATTCAAACCGGTAGTTTCTCGATATGCTTCATGGAATACGCCATAGGGAGACCAAGACACATAACCTTTATACTCTTTTGTATTCGGATTACCGTTAGGTTCATACTCCACTAAAAACCCCTCATCGGCTCCGTTTTCATCTTCCGACAACTTCCACCCACGAAAAACATTGTATTCTAATCTTGTCATTGGAATTGCTCCAATAATCTTTACTCCTAAATATCTTTTCATGCTTTTATTCACTTTTATCTGCATTTGTTACATAATTCTCAATTCCCTTAGCTATTTCAACTACACATCCTACTTGTGAAGATTTTAATGCTTGTTCAATACACCACGTTCTAATATATGGAGATTCAACATTTATACTTATTGTTTTCGCTTCGTCATCATCTTCTTCAATATTATCGTAATAATAATCTCGAATTCCATAAATAAGGTGTTCTACAAATTGGATAAAGGCCATGCCAGCAACAAAAGAAGCTATTGCTTCGCAGCGGCCACTTGAATTAATTGTACATATGACCATGCATATAGTCAATCCTAATTCTAAAATACAAACCCAGAAACATTTTAAAAACTTTTTCATAATTTAATGTCACTTGCCTGTACAGTGAGAGGTTTTTTTAAAGAGTTATTTTGTTCAAATAATTTAATGTAACGTTCGTTTCGTATACTACAATTGAAACTCTCAGCTGGGCTTCCAAATAGTTCTTTTGGAATTCCGGTTATGTCATACATCATTTTTAATTGAAGTTCTAACATTTTGATAGTTTCTCTTTCAGAATTATCTAATTGTATTATTTGGGGTGTTACTTCTTTCATAACTCTGTTATAAATCTCCCAACGCGGGACCCGTTGAATGTCAGTCTTTCTGACTCTGGTATATCGAAACGGAATACCGCTTTATTTTGATAATACTCTTCAAAAGTTGCAAAGTCCATAAATGGATACTTTTTTTGAATAGATTCCGGAAATTGAGAGGATACAATATTATCCCCCGTTGTTAGTTTTTTCATATTTTATAAATAGTTTTTGTTCATATTTCACAAGAATCAACTTTATGTCATCATCTCTTTTAAATAATTTCCGAAGATTTATTTTACCTACCCAAAAACACATAATCCCCATCAATAAAGAATAGAAGTGAACCAAGGTATTACTGTTATGTTTCAAAAGGCTTATTAAAAATGATGCCGTTATAGTCCCGATAAAAATTAAAAACTGTCTTTTGTCAGTTACTTTCAACTTTCCAAAAGTAACCATCCCGAAGAATAGGCCTATTAAAGCGTAGATCATTGAAGAAGCCCCGACGGTAGGTAATTCATACTCTGACAAGAACGATGCAAAGAAGCCTATAAGAATGATTGTAAATAGTAAAGTGTATTTGTTGATGAACCTTTTCATTAACCGGAACATTCCGATAAAAGACAATGAGTTCAAAATTAGATGTACAATGTTTTGATGTTGGAACATGTACGTGAAATGAGTGTAAAAAGCTGAAGAGTCTGTATAGCCTCCGTTATTGAAGACGGAAAAAACTATTAAGAACACGAGCACGATTGCGTATTGCATTTTCTTTGCGTTTTGATTTTAGTAAGTCATAATATAAACATGTAGCTCTTGTCTCTGAAATGTAGAACCTTGGTGCTGTCTGTTGGTCGATTAATTTACCCTGTTTAATTGAAGATAAAGACTGATCCAATTCTCTAAATCTTTTTTCTATCTCCTTATAAAGCTCTTGTTTTGCTTCCTTTTTAGTAGTCGGCTTTTCTCCTTTCTTTATTTTATCAATCATCCTTGCTATTATTAATTCGGAAAGATAAAAGGATTCTGCTTCACAGTAGATTGCTTGTTTTACTATATCTGATACCGATATGTATCCGGGGTTCTGTCCCCTAATGCGTTCACAAACATTATAAAAGTCATTATCTCGATCCTCTTGATAAAACAATTTCATAGACTATTCCTGTTTTTTTCTTCAAAGATAAAGGTTCTTGAACTATTTAGAACTCTTTCTAAATAAAAAGTTTTCCACAATTTTTAATCGTTTTAGCGTCAAGTGCTAACAAGCCTATTTTAATTGAGTTTTTTTGTGCTTTGATTAAAAATAAACATTTGATTCTCAAATTAAAATATTATGGCTACCAAAGACGAAAAAGAACCAACAGCAGAAGCAGCGAAAGAAGCTAATCAAACTCCAAAAGGTCGCGCTGCATTCATGGCAATAATGCAGGCTCAAAATCCTGATTATGCACCTGCAAACGATGACCAACTATTCGATGATGCCCATGCTCAATATTCGGCCAAAGATGCTGAGCTTACAAAACATCGTGACTCAAATTCTCGATTGGCTGCGCGAGTATCCCAAGACCCAAAAGCAGGTGCGTTCCTGTCAATGTTTGCCGGAGATGATCCAAAATCTATTCCTTACGCCTATGGAAAGGTATTTGGAAAAGATGGACAAGGATTAGAAGGAGATGAAGCCGAAGAATTTGAAAAAGGCTATCAAGAGAACCTTGCTAAAATGGCTGAAAGTCAAAAATTACAGGAACAGGCTTCAAAAAACATTGAAAAGTCAATGACCGCACTCGATAAATATTGTACCGATAATAATAAAACGGATGCAGAAAAAGGAATCATCCGGGGCAAAGGATTCGACCTTGCCGACAATATGCTTAATGGTATTATTTCAAAAGATAACTGGGCGGTGATCGACAAAGGAAATACTTATGATAAGGATATTCAAGATGCTGCCGATACTGGTTTAGTTGAAGGAAAGAATCAAGTTATCGACAATAAGATGAAAAATATTTCTAAGGCACCAATGCCAGACCTCGGAAACGGAACCGGTGCAGGGAAAGTAATTCCAGTAAAAACACAAGTACAAAACGGTGGCAACTTCTTCAGTGGCTTCCCCGGTAAACGATAATTAATAATTTTAAAAACAAAACAATGAAAAAGAAATTTAGCTTTAAGGACAGCGGATTACTAATGATATTAGTATTGCTTATGTGTTCATTATTTGGCGTAGGCGGTGCTTCTGCCATGACTGCCGATGTAGTAACTCCAGACGGTGGTCTTGGTCTTGTTCAGGTTGACGAGATTAGTTCAGATCAAGCTACGCGGTCGTTAGTACCCGGTTTAAACCTTAACGACATTGAAAGGAAAGTTGTCGTTATTCGACCTATGGGTAATCCACTGGCCACAACTTCGCGGTTTGTCGCTCGAAAATCAGCTACATCACGTGTACAAGAGTACTTCTCTACCGATGTTTTGCCAGTAAAGACTACTTTGAAAACGGCTTATGCTGAAGAAGCCGCAGGAGGAAATGCTGATATTAATGCAACTATTGATACCAATAACAATGCAATTTTTTCAGCAAAAGAAACCATTTTCTTTCCTGGAGTTCCCGGATATAAAAAAGACGGTGTTACTCAGACTAAACAATTCTTGATGTGCTATATCACTTCGAAAACTAATGATAAAAAATTAGTAATCAAGCCAGTAAACGGAAAGAAAATTGGTAACGTAATCGGAATGCCTTCGCTCCCTGCAAATTCTATCATTATACGTGCTGGTCGCGCTCATAATGAGTTTGATATTCAAACAGGAAAATTTGCAAACCTGCCAACTCCTACTATCCAATATCTACAAAACTTTAAATGTCAGATTGAACAATCTACATTAGAAAAGATTGCCAATAAGCAAGTTGATTGGACATTTAATGACCAAGAACAAGAAGCCATCTTCGATATGACACGAGGAATGAATAAGAACTTTTTGATTGGTGCAATGGGTATTGTTCAGGATGATGATAGCAATGATGTTTATATGACTGGTGGTATCTACTGGCAAGCTGGTAAAGATTTTACTTATGGTTCTCAAGGAGTAACACAAATTACCTTCGCTGAATTAGTAAAATTGACAGAAGCAGCATTCACCGGTAATGCAGGTAATAAAGAAAAGATTTTCTATGTAGGATCAGGATTGATGACAAATCTATCTTTAATCAATTACGGTACTAATCAAAAAGATGCAGCAACGACCTTCGTGAAATACGGTCTTACCTTCAAAGAAATTACCACAAATTTCGGTACACTATGGGTTATTCACGATGAATCATTTGATGAAAATGAAATGACTAATTCGGGTTTGATCGTAGATACAGACTTTTTACGTAAGTATTCTATCGGAGAATTGAAAGCTACTGATCTTGATTTGAGAAAATCGGGTGAAAGAAACGTAGATGCTCGTACAATATCTGAAGAATCAGCACTTGTATTGCAGAATCCAAATGCTCATATCCGTGTTGAGTTATTCCCTCAAGTAGCCGCCTAACCCATGCTAAAAACTTATAAGGCACAATCACAATTAATCCTCCCTGCATTAAAGGGAGGAAAGATTGTGTACTGTGAGTTCACCGATCAAGATAATACATTCAATACCTTGGACAAACAATTGCAAGACTATATCGAAGGGTCTACAATGTTTGCTCTTAAGTATATTATCTTGTTCGCTACCGCGAAAGTTGAAAATAAGGTAATACCAAAGCAAAACATTATTCCAGCCGTCGTAATTGATCCGGCAATCTTTCCTGAAATTACGGATTTTCAGGATGCAGCCGATATTTTGAAGAAAGAACCTTACAGGATTCACTATTCAAAAGTCAAAACGCCCGATCAGATAAAAGATCAAGCGGAATTAATGAAAGTCAGTTTTCCAAATTTAAAATAACCCAAAAGGCTGCTGATACCGGCAGCCTTTTTTATAATAAACCATGATAAAGTCAGAATTTACAAGTAGGGTAATGTCAGTAATGAATGAACCCGGTCTTTACGATGCAGCAGGAAACTCATTTGTGGGTGCCGATGCAGTTGGAATTGATAGACTAATCGAAGGTTCTTATGTTGATGCATGGAGACGGGTAGCTAAAGTCGCACCAAGGACTTGGCTCGGAAATAAAAGCTTCACTGCAAGTGTACCTGTCCCTAATCTTACTGACGGGACCGGATATGTTGCACTGCCAACAGATTTCTATCTGCTTTCTAAATTCAAAATGAATGGATGGAAAGTTGCAGCTATGGAAGCAGCTTTAAATAATTCGAGGGTTGCAAATATGCAATCTAATGAATGGACGAGAGGTTCTACCATGCGCCCGGCCGTAGTTATTGACAACGTTGATGTCGATGGTGTAATTACTCCGGTATTATACTATTATTCTCTTCAAAAAGGGCTTACAGCACATTTGATTGATACAGCTATATATGTTCCGACTGTAGCTGACTTAAAAGACAAATCCGATGATTATGATTTAGGAATAAGCGATCAGATCATAGCTCCTTTGGCTTATTTATCGGCTGCAACTGTCTTTACCATATTAGAAAAGCCAACCATTGCAGCAGCACTTGAAGCAAGAGCCGAAGCGATGCTCCCCGGACTTATTTCTTTGAAAGGAACAAACGCAACAGTAAAACAATAACATGAGGGTACATTAATTTGTACCCTTATAATAATTACTCCATGATTTCATTAAGACCAACTGTAACAAATATTTCTGCTCTATACGCTAACTATATCAGTGGTGGAGAGAGTGGATGGTTTGCATTTGTTACAGATGAAAATAAATTCTATGAGTGGATAGATGATAAGTGGGTTGCGGTTATATTCACAGAAACATTAGTTCTCACTTCATGGGTACAAGCTTTTGAAGATGGAATTTATATTATTGATGATTCATCTTGCACAGACAGACCTTCGGAGCTCTCCGATGGACTTAATCTGATTGTTTTTACTGATTATACTGGTAAGCAAAAAAGAATAGTCCAGAACGGACAAAATACTTATTATCTAGTAAACGGAAAAGTGTATTCGGTAATAGATAGTAGTGTTATTCCTTCCTATGAAATACCATGTATAAAACGCCCTATAATCATCCCCGATGCAATAATAGACCCTAGTACATTTGATCCAAGTATAGATGCAGTTCCACCAAAGACCTTAAAGAAAACAGTATCAGTAAAGAGTGACTTGTATACTAAATTTCCCATGGACGGGGAAGATGGTTGGTTTGCGTTTGTTTCAGAGGAACAGAAATTTTACAAATGGATAAATGGCGAATGGGAAATTATATTAATAACTGAAACTTTATCCATAGTTACATGGAACATAGACTTTAAGGATGGCGAATATATAGTAGATTGTTCCAATGCTATTAATAATCCAATAGGTATTTCGACTACTTGTAATTTGATTGTCTATACAGATTATTTAGGTAGACAAAGAAAGATAATTCAACAAGAAGGTTTAATATTCTCATTTATAAATAACTGCCTGTATACTATTTGGAGTATAAAAGTAACTCCATCCGAAGAAATAACGCAATTTAAAAAAAAATATCTTTTTGAAAATATACCGGTACTTCGGTACTTGAAAGACCCATGTATTTCTATAAATGACCTTTATGTTCTCTATCCAGAAGGAGGCGAACTGGGATGGTTTTCATTTATTCAGGATATAAAAACTTTCGCGTATTGGGATATGGATTCAGAAGATTGGATTCCTTTTAAAATAGGAATACAGTCAATAGCTGAAGGGAAAAACATAACAATAGATAGCACAGACCCATTTAATTTAGTCATTAATGCGAAAGGCTTAATGATTGAATCTGAATATGCAGGTCAATTGGCAACTAAAAGTGTAAATTCATCTATTTCGGCCACTAATGATAAACTGGGTAACGAGATTGATACAACGTATGCCCGTCAAGATTCAATATACTCTAAATCACAAATTAACAAGAAAATTCTTGATGCAATTCCGAAACTTGCTACAGCTACAACGGACGGTTTACAATCATTTGAAGATTTCAATTTTATAAGAGAGGTAGCTGCTAATTATGTAACATCACAACAACTTGCAACAAAAGAAAATAAAGGAGTTGCCGCATATTTAATATCCAAATTAAAATTTGCTTCTGTCCTTACTGAAGACCAGAATTATGTAACCAATTCACAGCTATCTGATATTGAGGATATTTCTAATAAGGTAGATAAAAATGGCACTGATAGACTTATAACTCTTGCTGAGATAGATACGTTCAATTCTAAGCAAAACGCATTAGGGTTCACTCCTGAAAAAGCCGGGGTAGCCGCTTTGCTTCTAACCGACTTAAAAAATGGTGTATCAACCAGTGGTGATACATTGAAGAAACTCTACGACTTAATAGTTAGCTCATTTAGAGAAACCACTGTTGCAAATATTACCGTTCGGGATGCCTACAACGTAGAAACACTTCCAACAAACGTATTTGTATTAGATGACGGAGACGGAAGATGGGCCTTATATAAAGCAACAACCACAGGTACAAATGCAACCTACGTCAAAATTTCTGATCCTGATTTACTAAATCAGGTTATGACTGCTTCTCAAATAGCGGCAGCTTACGAATCCGTTACCGATGTAAACCGATTTACGAATGCGTATAAATTAGAGCTTGAAACTGCTTACAGCTGGGGTAATCATGCTACTGCCGGATATTTAAAATCAGAATTAGAACCGGCATTTACAGCTTGGAACAAATCAACAGGTATTTCAATAACCTCTTCACAAATAAGTGATTTTCCAAGTTCTTTAAAGAATCCGTATTCGCTTACCATTAATGGTGCTTCTGGATACTCTAAGACCTATGATGGTAGTATGCCCATCTCAATTACATATTCAGATGTAAATGCTGCTCCGGCCTCAACCGTGACTTTCCCAGGATTTGGAACTACTCATTACCTTTCAGCTTATGGAGATCATGTGCATTCGGGAACTTATGAACCGATAATTGCAGCCGGATACCCAAACCAATATTGGCGTGGTGACAAGACTTGGCAACTTATGCCAACAACCTTGCCGGCAAGCGACGTTTACGCGTGGGCGAAATCTAGTGTGAAGCCTAGTTATGCATACAGTGAAATAAGCGGAACTCCTACTATTCCAACATCGTTGCCGGCAAGTGACGTATATTCTTGGGCAAAGGCAGTAAGTAAACCTAGTTATTCCTACAGTGAAATTTCGGGAACACCCGACTTATCTGGATATGCAACACATCGGGGGGAAGGAACTAACTTTATTGATTATGCCCGATTAGTTTATAACAATGGAGCGTACAGTGGTAGTGGTTGGACAGAACCGTCAGACTTAGGAGTTAGATATGCAAATAGTTCTAATTACTCTAATTTTATTTATCCTGTAGCGAGTATAAACAGCCGAAATGGATATGGAATCCAATCCTTTTACAGCTGGTCTAACGAAAGTATGGGTTATTGTAATGGAATAACAATGGGTTCAAATCCTGGAGATACTAATTATGGATGGCAAATATACCAACGGATGTGGGATGAAACTATCTATTTTCGTCGCTATAATGGTGGCTATGGAAGTGAATTCTACCTATGGTCAAATGGAAACTTCACGCCTAGCAACTACCAACTAGCTTCTACTGCTATAAACACATCAAATATAGGTAGTCAAAGTGTAAATTACGCAAACACAGCGGGAAGAGCATACCCATATCGAAGTGATGGAACATTAATTAATTTCTATTGGTCTGGTCAAGGAGGGCAACCATCTTGGCTATGGGGCGGAAGCGACGGCACAAATATGTACGTCTACAACCCGTCAAACTTTAGTGTCAATTATGCCAATACCGCAGGAAGTGCGCCCGCATCTGATGTTTACGCGTGGGCTAAGGCTTCTAGTAAGCCTAGTTATGCATTTAGCGAATTGTCAAGCCATCCGACCACAGTTTCAGGCTATGGAATAACTGATGCTGTTACGGGAACTCCGTGGACTTCGATGGGTTATTTGACTGGAATCAGTTCTACACAAATAATAAATGCATTAGGATATACACCATCTTCTATTAGTTTTTCGGCAGGAACTTTAAGTGGAGGTGGAGGGGTTTTATATGTGTCTTCGGTCACTATAAATGGGAGTAAATGGACGTGTGTAAATGGATATTATACAGTAATTGCTTTTGGGTATTTTACTTCCAGCGGTAATGTATTAACGTATACATTTTATTTAAATATGCCTGGTGCCACCACCACAAACTTTATAGCAAGTACAGGAACTGGAAGGTACTCAAATTCTACAAGTACCCAAATATCTACAACAACTTATTCTAGCACACAGGTTCTAGTAACCATAACATTCGCATCTGGAACAAATCCCCCTTCAGGACAAGTTTGCGCATGGGAAATAGCGCTTATGTATAATTAAATAAATTTTATAACAATTAAAAATAAACAAAATGGAAATTACAACAACATTAGAAACAAAGAATCGAAGTGCCAAAACGACTATAGGTGATTTTGATTATGTATTAAATTACGTAGTAAATGAATCCAAATTAGCTAGTGCAAACGGGCAGATTAATAAAAAGGGGGTTAACATCGGAAGCTTCAATATTCCAGATTTAAGCAACTCTACTTTCTCCATTAATTACAATTTTAGTAACTCGTCCTTATTAGTTGACAGACAAACAGTCATTAATGATGTTGATGCTATTTACAATCAATTATTAACTGACGTAAGTGCTTAATTAAAACCGAAACAAAATGAAATTATTTGAGATTCAAAATTACTATAACAATGTACAGTTCTTATTGGAATTTTGTGAAAAGAATCAGATTGATGATGTTGATATTCAATATGCATTATTTGATAATTTACAATTACTCGAACCTGAGATCGACAAAATAAGAAAGTTGATGCCTAAGCGACTTCAAACTCTTATAGATACTGCTTGGAATTTATCAAACGATAAGAAAAAAGAATTATATACTCAGGAGCAATTGGCCGAATCACCACAGTTGAAAGAGTTTGGATTCGATTTTGGAAAATCTTTTTTTTCAGAAAAAGAAAATGCAGAGTATGAAAAACTTAATACTAAGTATTTAAACGATTTGAATAAAGAACGAGAAATTAAGGTAGTTCTATTTGACAGAAATCTTCTTCGAAAATTCAAGATGCTGCCAACTACGACACAGCGTTTCATCCCATTCATGACAAAAACCAAATAATCGAATGGATAATCTACTAAAAATAGCCATAAAAACTGCTGATAAGGCGGTAGACATTTTGTCGAAAACTTGGGGTTGGGTGAGCGTTATTGCAACTTCTATTCTGGCCTACTTTCATCCGGCATTGTACATCTATTATGCAATTCTAGCAATCATATTTTTAGATGCAGTCTTGGGGGTTTTAGTAGCTAAAAAACGAGGTGATTACACACAGTCATATCTAGGGCGCGAGACTGGTTGGAAAGTTCTATTTTATACTATTTGGTTTGCTTCAGTTTACTTATTCGAAACTACACTAGGAACACACACAGTGTATGGGCTTTTGTTTAGTTTCGCTATAGCTGCTGTAGTTGAATTGATAAGTATTGCTGCAAATGGACTTATCCTAAAACCGAATTTTGTATTCTTTAAAGCAATTATGATCCCACTCAAAGGCGAGGTCGCAACAAAGTTAGGAATAAGCGAAAGTGAGGTTGAAGAGATTCTTGCATCTAAAGAAGTATTTAAGGAAAAGATGAAAACGAACAAGGAGAATAAGACTTTAAAAAAGAAAGGTAAACAATGAATAAACTAAAAACATGGTGGGGTAATTTCATGTCCCCCACTCCATTAAAAAAGAAACGGATAAGGAATATTGCTGTAGCTGCATTATTTATAGCTGGGGCTATTTCAAGAGGCGCATTAGGGAATCCACCCGATTGGTTCACGCAAAGTATTTGGTATATCAGCTCTGTTTTAATCGCTGTAATAGCGTGGGCTCAGAGCTATAAAGAACAAGAAGATGATAAATAATAATGGATTACAACTCGAAGAGCATTATGAATCTTTGAATGATGGCGATTTGACTCTCATAGGATTGCAGCCCAAAATGGACTGTTGTGGAATTTGGACTGAGGGTTGGGGGCATGCGATGGTCGATTCAAAGGGAAATTTCATCAAAGGGATAGAAAATAAGAAACTCGCGTATTCTCTATCTAAAATTCATACGCCGGCGCAGGCTGACGCGCAACTCGTAATCGACAATCAAACGGCTGAACTATTTATTCATCGCCATCTCACAGCCAAGGTATCTGACAACCTTTATGCTGCATTAGTTTGTCACACAATGAATACAGGCGGAAGCCACGACTTGATTCAGTTGGTAAATACAAATAGCCCGGCTCTTTATGATTGGTGGACTACACACTATATAACTGGTCAGGGAGTACCAAAGCTCGGTTTGCAATTCAGACGCAAATCAGAAGCTATCCTGGCAACGAAATCAGTTCTACAATTTTTTACAAAATAAAAAACCATGAAAGAGTACATTAAATTACATTGGAAAGTTGCTGTAATATGTCTGGCAGTAGGAATATTACTTTCAGTAGGAATAATATCTTACTTCTCTGGAAATAAAACAGACAAGGTGATAACGCAATCGGATGTTGACACAAAACTCAATAAACAGAAAACTGATTTGACAACCAAATTTTTATCTGACAAAGCCGAAATTTCAAAGGCGTTAGAAGTAGCTCAAAAGAAAATTTCAGACGGATTAAAGCCGGTTATAAAATGGCAAAAAGCCGATTCTGAAAAAAAAGTAACTAAAGCCCTGAAAGATTCAGACCTGACACCTGATTGCGATAGTGCTATAGTTGCACAGAAACGATATTCTGACAGTTTAGTAAGAAAGAGTGTATCTGATTCAATTCAATTAGCCGAGTGCCACAATCAAAAGCAGGCAATAGATTCAATTGCTTTGACTGTTGGAAATGCCTATACAAAACAGATTGCTATAAGTGATGGACTGAGTAAGTCTTTAGTAAAGGCTAACAAAGGAAAGAATACAAAATGGCTGTTTGCCGGAATTGGAAGTTTGATTACGTTTTTTATTTTACGATAATTGGATACAAATGAAATCATATTAGAGAATACCCAAAGACATAAACAAATAGACAAACCTTATAATCCGGTTACAGGAGAAGGATGTCAAGGGGAAAGGGTGCAAATCTGTATAGAGGATGCGCCCTTACCTTTGTTGTACCTGCCTAAGCCAATGATGAAATTAGACGTTTGTAAGAAACTTCTCAAATATGGTTCCATTAAAAAATTACTCGAAGCATCAAAAGAAGATACAGCACAAGGATTTATAGATAGATTTTGGATAGAATTCTGTGAAACCAGATATAAATTTGATTTTGAATACTTTGCTATTACTTGTGATACAATCTTTGATAAAGTAACGGCCGATCCGATCCTATTTAAAATAAACAGAGGACAAAGAAGGTTATTAGACCGGTTAGAGAAAATGAGAGTATCCGGTTCTCCTATCCGCGTAATACTTCTAAAGGCCCGCCAGTGGGGAGGCTCAACTTTGATTCAGCTTTACATGCACTGGATTCAAACCATCCATAAAAAGAACTGGAATAGCGTAATTTGCGCCCATGTAAACCAAGCGGCCATAAACATTCGAGCGATGTTTTCACTTGTCGTTTCTAAAATGATACCTATTTGTGATGAACGGTACGAATTAAAACCATTTGAAGGAACTCAAAATATCAAGATTCTAAGCGGCCGTGGATGTAGAATAACCGTAGGTTCTGCAGAAACCCCGGAGAGTGTCCGGTCACAAGATGCAAAGATGGTCCACTTTTCGGAAGTCGGCCTTTATCCTAATACGGAAATGAAGAAGACAGATGATTTGATTTCATCTATTGTCGGCTCGATCCCCCGCGTTCCGCTTACGTTAGTTGCTTATGAAAGTACTGCCAAAGGAGTTGGAGACTTCTTTCATACTGAGTGGCAAAAATCTAAAAACGGTGAATCTGTTTTTGATCCTGTATTTGTTCCGTGGTACCTGATTGATATGTATAGAGAGCCATTTGATGGAACGTATTATAATCACAGAGGAAGAAAAGTAAAAGGATCAATAAGTGATTTCATAAAGACATTTACCGAATACGAAACAAATCTATTTATCAATCATATTGAATGTACCTTAGAAAATATTAATTGGTACAGAGGGAAGTTGTCGGAAATGACATCACATTCATTGATGAAACAAGAGTTTCCCAGTGATGATATTGAAGCCTTCCAAGACTCAGGTCAACCAGTGTTTAGAGCTGAAGATGTAGAAGCTTTAAGAAAAGACTGCCGATTCCCGACAGCCATTGGGGACATATCAGGAGATTGTAATCCTTCAACGGCTAAACTATTCCCATCGAAAAGAAAAGAAGTATTATTGAACGTAAAGTTTACCGAGGATCGAGTAGCTTTAGAAGGATTTACTACCTCAGATACAAAGACTAGGAATATAAAAGAACGAAACAAACTAAAAATATGGAACTTTCCGGAACTGGAAAAAATATCAGATCGATATGTAGTTGTTGTTGACACCGGAGGCCGGAGTGAAAAAGCGGATTATTCTGTAATAACTGTTTTTGATCGTTATTGGATGATGTACGGAGGTAAGCCGGAAGTAGTGGCCGAATGGAAAGGCCATATTGATCATGACCTTTTGGTCTGGATCAGTACACAAATAGCCGTTTATTACAATCATGCTTTATTAGTAATTGAAAGTAACACACACGATACCGAGAAAAACGAAGGAGATCACACGGAATTTATCTTTGATACAATTGCAGAATTCTATGATAACCTTTATTCTCGAACCCCGGCTGATAAAATTATTGAAGGTGAAGCGGTCGTTTATGGCTTCCACATGAACACCTCAACAAAGACAATGATCATCGATGATTATGTTGCCTCTTTGAGAGAGCGCGGATACAAAGAAAGATCAGAAGAAGCATTAAACGAAGCTAGAGTATTCGAGAAGAAGAAAAATGGTTCGTTCGGTGCTAAATTGGGGGCCCATGATGATATATTGATTACTCGAATGATCGGAAATCATATCTGTTATACTTTACCTATTCCAAGAATAATCGAAATAACTCACGCTCCAGTTAGAAGAAGAGTCGTAAATGAGAGCAGTTTTTAAAATTGTGGAAAACTTTTTATTTAGAAAGTATTATAAATAGTAAAGTTCGACTATATTTGCAGAAAAAAGAAATATGTTCAAAGCTATAATTCTCGATTTCAAAGAATACTACTCAATATTAAAAGCATGGCTATTTTATCGTAGGCATTCTTTGAAACTTAAATTAGCCATATCTCTTGCAAAAATGAAACAGAGCGCGATAAATAAACAGTATTGCGTTATCCTGACTTCAAGTGATAAACTCGTTGCAGTAAACAACAAAGAGATTGAAATTCTCAAAAGAACTAACTGCTATTCTCCAAGACAAATGCGTTTTTTCGCAGAGAAATACAAGGAGCGTGAAATAGAGCTTATTGAGAAACTTTGGAGTACGGATCAGTCTATAGGCGAAAAGAATTCGCTTGCATTGGATATAAAAACCAATATGAGAAATGAACTCAATAGAATGAGAACATTGAAACTTATTGATAAAAGAGTTGATGTAAAAAAGGAATCATTCTATTATACCCCGGAAGGTGATAATAACAAAATGAGTAGCCAAGATCAGTACGAAGCAAAACAAAGGTACATTGCTTACGCTTCAAAGTACATGAAATAAATATAGCGGGATAGAGCAGTCTGGTAGCTCGTTGGACTCATAACCCAAAGGTCACAGGTTCAAATCCTGTTCCCGCAACAAAACAACCAAGAAAAGAGTCTTTGAAAGTAAGCGTTAATTGCAATTGGCGTTTATTTCCGAGAAGTACAACCGGATAGGAGACTCGCAGAAATAAAGTTTATGCCGGTATAACTTTAAAAGCCCGGTAAATGTTTCCTTAGCTCAGTTGGCAGAGCTTTGCACTGTTAATGCAATGGTCGGTGGTTCGAATCCATCAGGGGGCGCAAACAAATACCGGAAGAGTCCGACTGGTAATGGCTAATCTAATTTAGATTGTAAGTAGTTCGAATCTACGATGGTATTTGTTGTAAATTGGAATTAAGGTGTGAGTGATACTTTGCATGCTACCCTGTCACGGTAGAGGGAGTCGGTTTAAGTCCGATTAGTTCCGCGCATTTAGATTGATTATTTTATTATAGGCAAAAATTTTATCAACAAGAGGAAGGTTCACTGTGAAGTGCGCCTTTTTTGTTTAGTACATAATCAATTACTTTTCTATTTGCTTCAATGACTTTCTTATGATTGAATTGGATGTAGATGTTTGTTGTCGTATTTCCATCCGACTCGTGGCCCATAGCCATGCTTATAGTTTTGTCAGCTATATCAAGTTCCCCAGCGAAAGTTGCCCACGAGTGCCGGGCGGCATAAGTCGTAAATTCCCGAATTCTAAATTCACTCTTATTCTTCGCCTCTTCTTTATTTATTGCTTCAGTTATTTTTTTCAGATACCGATTCACCTTCTTTCTGAAATTTTCATGATGGGCAATTGTATTTGAAAAATTCAACAATGAAGTAGAACCCTTATACCTTTCAATTAAAACTAATGTTTCAGGCTCCATTGCTATATTGAATAGCTTATGTGTTTTATGTCTCCTGTATTTTACTTCTTCATTTTCCACAGGTTCTAAACTAAACAAATCCTTCATATTGATCCCAAGTAGGTAGAACGACAACAGAAATACATCTCTAGCCCAATTTTCCTGAATAGAGCCGTTGTAAGCTAATAACTTTTGAAACTCAATAAGTGTAAGTGTTCTCTTCTCTGTTTCCTCTACGCTTATCTTAAAGCTTCGAAAAGGGTAAAGATCGGCACTAATAACTCGATCATTAATAGCTGCATTAAAAACAGCTCTCATGTTTCGAAAATGAATACCACGCGTGTTTACTCTATTTCCTTCCTTTACACACCAGTTATCAAAATCCTCTAACCATGATTGAGTAATATCCTCAAAATAAATATCATCCTTAGTATATGCCTTTAATTTATTCCAGGTGCCTATATATGTCTCTTTTGTCTTACCTCCTCTTCTTTGTGCTAATTCATATAGCCGATCCAAGAACATAACAGACTCTTCTTTTTTACAAAATAGATCACGAAGTTGTTTTGCGTCATTTATAAATCTGTTTTTCTTATTCAAATCTTTGATAAAATCTTCGGCTTTATCAAATGCTTCTTGGATAATTATATTTTTGGCCTTGTATTTTTGTTCCCCCGGCAAAACATACATTTCTTTTGCATCCCAATTTTCTGAATCTACAAATACATCCAAATTTACATCGGAGCGTTTTGAATTTGCAGCGAACCGAAGTCTTATTGGATACTTACCTTCTTTTGTTGGTCGATCTTGTACCAAAACTAATTTGACTGTTGACATGATGTTGGTGTTTATTATTTGTTGTTGTTGTTATGTTGTTTTTATCATCTTCAATGACCTTCATTCATCGGCAATGTCACTGTTTTGTTGCCGTTTTCATTAGTTATTTTCACAAAAAAAAGAGACTGATTTCAAGCCTTAAATAGCTTGTAATCAATCTCTTTAAATTTGTCGGGGTAGCGGGATTCGAACCCACGACCCCCTGCTCCCAAAGCAGGTGCGCTAACCGGACTGCGCTACACCCCGAGTGTTTTCTTTGAAATGTTTTGCGTTTTGCAATGCAAATGTATTTCTGAAAAGCGAGTGCAAAGATACGCGCTTTTTTGGATATAACAAACTATTTGTTGTATTTTTGTAATAAAAATAATAGAAAGCTTATTTGAATATCTCAAATAGCTGTAAAATAAAAACTTAGAAATGGCCGGCATTTACATACATATTCCTTTTTGTAAAAAGAGATGCACTTACTGTGATTTTTACACAGAAGTTGCTCCTAAATTAATACCTACTTTAGTCGACAACATCATAAAAGAGCTCGAAATTCGCAAAGATTATTTGCAGAATGTGCCTATACACACCATTTATTTTGGAGGTGGAACGCCAAGCATCCTGAAAATTGATCAATTCTCGAAGATATTTGATGTTATTTATAGCACTTATCCCGTAGACAAAGATGCAGAGGTTACCTTTGAGGCCAATCCGGATGATTTGACTGTTGAATTTTTCAACTCTATACATTCCTTACCGTTTAATCGAATTAGCATTGGTATTCAATCATTCAATGATGAGGATTTGAAAAGAGTTAATCGCAGACACTCTGCAAAGCAAGCCATTGAGGCTGTTAAGAACTCACAAAATGCGGGTTTCAATAATATTAGTATTGATCTGATATACGGTTTACCTTTACAGACTCTTACTGATTGGGAGCAGCAACTAAATACTGCTTTAGGTCTTAACATACAACATATTTCGGCATACGGACTAACTTACGAAGAGGGTACAGCATTGTGGAAGCAGCGTGAAAAAGGAAAAGTCAAGCCTGTTGATGACGACATAATGAATGAAATGTATTTATTGTTGGTTAAGAAAACGAAAGAAAAGGGTTTTGAAGCTTATGAAATATCTAACTTTGCCACCCAAGGGTTCCGTTCTCGGCATAATTCATCTTACTGGAAACAATCTGCATATCTTGGAATAGGTCCTTCGGCTCACTCCTACGATTTAAACTCTAGACAATGGAATGTAGCGTCAATCACTAAATATATAGATGCTATTGAGCATAACACTCTTTTATTCGAAAGGGAGGAACTGACACTTTTCGATCGGTATAACGATTATGTAATGGTTTCCTTACGAACTTTAGAGGGGATAGACCTCCAGTTTTTAGAACAAACATTTGGCCCGGAACTAAGAAAATATTGTTACGAAAATATTAAATCATTTATAGATACTAACAAAGTCATTTTTGCCAATAACAGATTGCGTTTAACGGACGAAGGGATAATGATTTCCAATCAAATTTTAATCCAGCTTATGCAAGTATAG